GGGCTGGCTAACCTACAACTCGTCAGGGTATGTACCTGCTGCCAGCCCCAATCCGCCGTACTGGTGGGCGCGGATTAATTACCTGTTCCCCACGGGCGTAGCTGCGGGCAATCTTACCGAGATTGGTGTATATCCGGGGGGTACGAGCTACACGAATGGCTTGTTCAGCCATGCTTTGATCGTGGATGCTGGCGGTAATCCGACGACGATTACGGTACTGTCTGACGAAGTGCTGACAGTCACGTACCAGATCAACTACTACATCGACACGTCAGACACAGCATTTAGCTTTAATCTGAATAGCTCGCCGGTTACGGGCATCTATCGGATGTGTAACATCGGCACGACGCCGAATCTTAATGGCGGTCTGGATGGTAATGTACCTACCGTAGGTTTTTACACGGGGGCCATCGGAACGGTTACAGGACAGCCTACCGGCCAGATCGGCGTCAGTCAGGGCAACAGCAATCCGGGGTCGTTCATCGACTGGGTGAATGACATCGCCAATTCTGGCACATGGTATTACGACTACACGTTGACGATGCCTACGGGTACCGCGACGGGTACCATTGCGTCCATTACATACAACCATGGCTTACTGCAGTATCAGTTCGGTAACCTCAGCACGCCTATCGTGAAGACGAGCGGCCAACAGTTGCAGATGTCGTTCCGTGGATCATGGGGACGGTACCCGTAATGGGCTTTCCGAATAATGTATTGTCGGATGTAGCTTTCCACTATACATGGCGTGGGCTAGATGTGGTTGATCCTACGGACACCATCGACTACGAAATGGGTGCGAAAGGACTCGATGATCCTACCTACGGTCTTGAGTACCAGCTATGGACTTTCGACACTGACCAAACCTCTGTATATGCAAGTGCACCTACAGTAAATCGACAAGTCATACTTACCCCCGGCGTACCAGTAGATTCCATACGTTGTTGCTTCGATCAGAACATGCGTCCATTCGTAGCGTACTTGTCGAAGGGACAGTGGAGTTACTGGTGGTATGACACGACTATTCCCGGCCCTACGACAACGCAACTTCCACCTACGGTAGACTCAGTAGTTTGCACGCTGGACGAAAAACGTCCGTGGGAGAATGGCATAAGTGATATATGCCTGCTCTACACGAATAACAACAATCTGTACTATCGGCGGCAGCGTGACCGATATGGTGTGGAGTATTTACTGCGGGCCAGCATTAATGGTACGTTGGTCAAGGCAGGTATGAATGGCATCAACCGAGTGCAACTAAAGCTACGAGCGAAGCTACTGTGAAGCGAGCGTATCTAGCCAACGGAACTCTGGCTGCACCAGCCAAGACGACGGATAATATCCTCGTCCTAGACGCAGCTACGTGGGGCTACCTGAACACGCTGCTGGCGGGAGATTATTGTTATCTCATAGTGGGGAAACAGGAAGTAGTTAAAATACAGCTATTGGAAGCGCCGAATATAGCACTCGTTATCCGGGGAGTAAGCGGGTCGGATCGCGTAGCATGGGCCGCAGGAACTTCCATAGCATACGGGGTATCCTCGGCGGAGATTCAGGACGCGGTGGACTATGTGGGCGCGCAGCTTACTGTGCAGTATCCACTGCAGTACATAAATAATGTGCTGTTTTACACTGAACTCGACATTGTAGGATTAGGTGGGTGCACAGTTGATGGTAGCGATGAAGGCTTATGGATGATCCAAGACATTTCGGATAATGCAGGGTGCAGCAATCCACTTTCGCCATCGCTGCCACCGCCCATTCCACTGAATTACTACAAACTTCGCATTGTGACAGAAGGGTACTATCGTCAGACCATAGATGGTAGTTATCGAGAATATATTTAATGGCCGTCGAAACCACAGTTAAAACCATCGGCGATCTACCAGCAGGCCCGACCTCGTTGGTAGGCACCGAGTTGATGGAAATACAGGATGGTGGCGGTGCGGGCGCAAGTCAGCAAACTACCGCTGCTAAGGTTGCAGACATAGCGTTGCGTCAATCGGTACAGACCATAGTGGCGGGCACAGGCGGTGTTGTCGTAGATGCCACGGACGTTAACCACCCAAAAGTATCCGTACCTATTCCAGTAGCAGGTAACAATCTTACTATAGACAACACTAATCCAGAAGCTCCTATCTATACGTCTACTACGCCAGTAGCGGGGGGTATAAATGCTTCCTCCGGGTCAGTTGGTGGCGCTGTCCTAACGGCGGGTGAAGGAGTAACAGGAATCTCTACTGCAGCATACCAACTTACGGGTTGGAGTATCCAGTGCGATCCATCTGGATCAGTCGTAGTAGACGTGAAAGTAGGTGCATTAGGTGGAGCTACATCTACTATAGTAGGTACGGGGAACTTTCCTACGATTGCTGGCTCTACGTACAATTCTTCTAATGATCTGTCTACTTGGGCTAGTGTGAATATACCATTAGGGGCAGTTGTAGAGATTACGGTTAAATCAGCTAGTACGGCTACGTGGTTTAACTTAGCGCTTTTAGGGAAACGGGTATGACCACATCCATATATTCGACCGCGTGGTCGCATACTACTGACGCAGAGTTTCGAGCGTGGGGGTCTGCGCTGTCTGCAGCAATGCAGACGTGTGGCTTAGTACCCTCTGCAGATACTGGACAGATTAATTGGACGACGGTAGCTCGTCCTGCGGGCGCGAATACCCCAGCAGGATACGAGATATATCAGTTCACGGATGCGCTGCAAGCTACGTCTCCCATATTCGTAAAGATAGAGTACGGGACTGGCACAACGCTTACGAACTACGGTAGTCCAGCCTTATGGCTTACCGTAGGTCAAGGGTCTAACGGTACGGGCACCCTTACAGGTATTCTAACTACACGCACACAGATTATGTGTAATTCATCCGGGCAAAATGCTCGGGTGATAGGGTACAATACAGTGTCGTTTCCGACATTTGTGAGTTTTAATGGAAGCTTTTTAGGGGTAGCGCTAAAAGTAGGTGGCTTGTACAATACGTATTCAGGCCAAACCGGCGGTGCTACTATGTTTACTATTGGGCGAGCAGTAGATAATACTGGGGCGTACGTAGGCAACAAGACAATGGTGTGCATGCAGGACGCCACCAATCCTGCATCTGTATTCTACGATGTGGCGCAGACCTTCTGTATAAACACTACTACGGGTATAATGTATTCGCAGGCAAGCGGGTATTTCAGTTGGGTGCCATACCAAATGACAACCTCGGCCGTAGGTGGCGCACAGTTCCAAGTGTTCCCCACTTATGGGGTGTATCCAGAAGTATCCCCTAATCAATGGCTATTGTACGGGCTAAATGCAGAACTCCCGTTAGGTGTATCCATAAAGGCGACCCCAGTAGGAGCTGCTTCACACACATACATAATGACGGGCATGGCGTCTGCTGGGTGGGGATTACCGTCAAACAATAACTACTCCATGTTGATGTTGTGGGAATGATATGACCACTCAAACTTTTTCCACTGTATTTGCGAACACTACTGATGCAGATTTCCGTGCATGGGGGCTAGAGTTCTCCAATGCGCTACAAGCATGCGGGCTGGCCGTAACTACAGATACGGGGCAGATTAACTGGACTACAGTGTTACATCCTACCGTGGCTAACACCGCTGCAGGATATGAAGTATATAAGTTTACTGACGCCTTGCAGGCTACATACCCCATATTCATCAAGGTGGAGTATGGTACAGGCCCGCTAGTAGCACAGCCTGATATATGGATTACTATAGGTACCGCTACGAATGGAGCGGGTACACTAAGTGGTAGTCTAATGGCACGCACCGCCTTGCATGTGTACGATCGAGCATCTGGTGGGATACGTTCAACAACTACTCCGTACCAGTCGTATTTCTGCTTCGACGGAAGCTATCTTGGGGTAGTACATAAGTTGGAAGGAGTAACGGCGTATAATGGTGGAATATGGCCTAATGCGGCGTTCATGATCGGGCGTCCGTCAGATAGCAGTGGTAACTATATCGGTGGGGGATACATCTTCCTAAAGAACACTGTAGCGTATGGTACTCCACAGAACAATCCGTGGGTTATGTACTGTATGAATACAACTACGGGGTTGTCTTTCACTACTACTTCTTATTTTTCATTAGCGCCATACGCGCTAAGCGCTACTGCGATACCAAGTGGCGACATTCAGGTGTTCCCATGCTTTGCATGCTTGCCATTGATAACCCCAGTTAATTGGGTTATCCAAGGACTGATAGCAGAAACAGCACAGGGGGCTACAGCGCATACTGCTGTAGTCGGGGCCACAGCGCAAGATTATTTGATGATCGGTAGTGGTGCGATGGGGGCTGCTCTACCAGCTAATACCCTGTATTCACTCCTCATGAAGTTCCAGTAATGGCTGTAATAACCACACAATTCCCAGAGCTTTTAGTGAACTTCGCTAATTCGGGATTTGCGCCGAAAGATGCTACTACACTTATAAAATCGGCATCTGTGTCTTCGCTATTTACTAATCTAATAACGAAGACTATAGGCATAGGAGTAATGCCTGCTAGTGGTGGAGGCGGTAGTGGTAATCAAGGACAAATATCGTTTAACTGATAGGTAGCAAAGATCATGGCTCTCAAGATTCTCTATACCAAGGTCGAAGGTACGCTGACGAGCGATGTCTCGGCGGCTACTCAATTGCTTCCTGTCGATGCGAACACGCTGTCGATCATCAATGCGAACCTTAACTTCGTAGCAGGAGACTGGACGTACCTTACTCTGACGAATGAGATTTACTCGGAAGAAGTCAAGGTCATCAGCACACAGACCAATTATCTTGAAGTGGTGCGTGCGCAGTCAGGGTCTACCGCGCAGCCTTTTAGTGCCGTCAACACGCAGATTTACGACCACGTTGGCGCGCAGGCTATTCAGGACATTATTGCGGCTAACCCCTCGCCAGCTAATGTCGTGGTGCAGGGTAATGGTATCTCGCAAGTCACTAGCGCTGTTGCCGGCTCTACGACAACCTATACCGTAGGAACGCAGCCGCCTAACTTCTTGGGCAGCGACGGCATATCCGTACAAGGCGTGTGGCCCAATCTGGTGTTTTCCTACGAAGGGAATGACGCCGGGTGCTGCGGGGGAAGCAGTAGTGGCGGCAGTGGTACAGGCGGTATAACCACACTTACGATCAATAGCCCTATCCTTACGGGTAGCATCGCGGGTACCATGCTTACCCTCGGGCTGACGGGGCCGACCTTTACAGGTGCGGGTGGCATTACCGTTACGGGGTCGTGGGCAGCGGGCTTCACGATCACGGGCGGCGGTGGCGGTGGTACGGGCACTGTCCAGCAAGTCAACGTGGGTACGGGACTTTCGCTGTCTGGCACGCCAACAGTTAACCCGACGCTTAGCCTCTCGAACACGGGTGTTGCGGCAGGCACGTACGGCGACCTCACGATCAATGCCCAAGGGCAGATAACGAACATCACGTCAGGCTTTGCGCCTGTCGGCAACGTAGTGCTTACCAATGGCGGCAATATCGTCAAGGTAGGCTCGACCTATAACATCACGCTGAACAATGCGGCCGTCGGTGTCCATGGTATTGTAGCCATGGCCGATAGTTCAGGGACGTTCAACCCCGCCGAAGACACACTGGCAACGACTTCCAAGGTAGTAGCCCAAGCGATTGCGGCTCTCAGCGCCACTATTGTCGGCGCGGGTACGCATGCAGGTGAAGCGGCTAGTGCGTACACAAATACCGTCGCTGCTACCGCTACAAGCCTTACCTTAACCACAGGGCAGACGGCGCTCCTTGTTGGCGAAGTATGCGTAACCGATACTGCTGCGGGAACACCAGCTTTTGGTGTGGCGATAATCACTTCTGGTGCTGTCGTGCTTTATTCAAGCCGTATCGCCGTAGCAGGTAAGCAGTGTATCGTGTGCTTGGTGCAAGGCCCGCTTAGCTCGGCTACGATCACTATCAGTACCACAGCCCTCGCAGGAACGCAGACGGTTACTGCAGCAACATTGGCCGCGATTATTGTCTAATGCCTAGCATCCGCATAAAACGCTTCGGGGGTATGAACCTCAGTATTGCTACCCGCAATGCTGACCCTGATGTGGCACAGGTAGCTCATAACTGTTTGTTGTGGGACGGTGCATTGCGTCCGCTTGCTAAATGGCAGAGTAAGCAGGGTGGGTTGGTCAATCGCTACACACTGGGTTTCGATGGTACGAATCTGTACACCATCAATCTACAGAAAGCAGTTATACTGAATGATCCAACATATCCTACAGGTACAGTCATTGGACTGAATCCATCTATCGTAGACTCGGATCGCAGCAATATCTGCTATCAGAATAATTTCGTCAACATCGACGCCATCTTGGAAGTCGGTGTGACTGCGCCAGTCATGATGTCGCAGACCACGATGACGTGGACACCGGAGTATCAATCACAGAAACCTGTGAACCGCATCTATGCATGCAGCTTGGTACGCACGACGGGTAATAAGACCGAAGAATCGCCGCTCTCGTTGCTACCGGGCCAAAGTGCTACGGCGCAGTATTTTGAAGGCGATAGTTGCTGGGTGCTTGCTCGTGTGCAGGCAGCTAACATACGCGAGAATTGCCATCTGCGTCTGTACCGCAGTATGACAGGATTGTCCACGGGGCAGGAGTTGGACAACAAGCTGGACACCGACTGGTATCTGTGTGCGGATATTAATTCGTACGTAGCTTACTCAGCAGGTCTTGGGCGCGAGTACAGCTTCATTGACAATGGCAGCGTCACCACGAAGCCCTTGGATCGGTACCTAGCGGGACGGTTCTATCCGCCAGCTATCTACACCTACAACTATCTTTGCAACACCGAAGGCGGCTGGCTAGTGGCCGCTACCTCGGATGGCACCATTGCGGTGTCCGAACGGCATATGACGCATGCGTGGCCCACAGAGAACACGTACCAAGTGCCGGTCAACATCACCGCAATGGCGTCGCATTACGACACGGTGTACGTAGGTACAGAAGCAAAGCCGTACGTGCTTTCGCTTAGCATGGGCGAAGTAGGTTTGCAGGCGAATATCATTCCGGCGCAAGAGTCCTACCCGTGTCTAGTGAATACGATGGCCGAGACTCCTTCGGGTGCGGTCTACGCCTCTCCCTCGGGCCTCATATCGCTCAGTCAAGAAGGTATGCGTGTGCTTACCTCGTCTTTGACTAACTCTGTCTATCCACTATATCATGCGCAATACTTGGACTCGACCAATGCTAATGCGTTAACATGCGTAGATGTAGACTTTGCGGACACTACGTATGGTATCTTCTACCATGGCATATACTTTGGATTCTGCGATGTGCCGATCAATGGTGGGTCATTCCTGCCTATCGGGTATATGTTCGATACCGGCTCTACGTTGGACGGTGACCGTCCTTACGCTCGTCTAAGCACGTTCGACTACAAAAGCCCGGATGTCTTGAGCAGTGTGTGGACGAATAATGGTCTAGCTGTACTAGACAATGCAGGTGGTGTTTGGGAAATGCCATTCCCAAATATGGGGGCTAAAGACGCTTATCGAGACGCACAGAAGTTAACGTATAGCTGGAAGTCGAAGCGATTCGTGCTTCCCGGCATTACGACGTTCGCAGCCGCTAAAATCCTGCATGATTGTGGGACGCTGCGGTTCCGTGTCTACGTCGATGGATGCTGCACTTACGACACGCCAGTATACAGCCAGAAGCCATTTACTTTACCGCCGTCCGTTCAAGGCGTAGAGTACGAGTTTGAGTTGGAAGGGACGGCCAACGTCTACGAACTCCACATCGCTACCTCAACCGAAGACCTCACAGAACAATGAACACACTTCCTGAATCGACCATGCGTGCCATCGCCAAGCAGTCCGAAGTGGACGAAGTGCTGCGCGGTATTTTCAAAGAACATTTCGACATCCCGACCAACGAGGACATCGAGAAAGACCCGAACAAGATGGGGTATCGTGCATGGGCCATGATGGCAATTGAAGTTGCCGTGTCTATGGCGAACATGATTATCTCCATGCGTAAACCGGAGTCAGGTCGTGGGCTGCGAGTCATGCAGGACTTGGTGTACGCGCTGAACGCCAATGACTTTTGGGCGAAGAATGCGCCTATCCTCGTGCCGATTCTCACGATCATGTGCAATGCGCACAAGGATGGTGTAGCGCTGAAAGTAGACGCAATGCAGAACTCGGAGTACACGATCTACGACAAGCTGACTTCGGCGACACAGCTTGTACCGCTGGAAATCTTTTCCATGATTCTTTACTTGGTGGGTGGGCCGATGCTGATGTCGAACCGCTCACTACCGCTCAAGATCGCATTGGCGCCTTATTTGGTGAACTGATGGTATCTCAGCAATTCATCTACGACGAAACAGAGGCAATTACGCAGGTCGTGGAAGCGGCGTCTGCTATCGGCTCGCTTATGCAGTCGTTCAAGTCAGTCGCTATTGCTCAGCAGTATTACAACCTATATGCGGCACAACGGCAGTTTTATTTCAGCACTTTCCAGCAAGGTGTGGAACTGCCGCTGATTGGAGACTTGAGTACCGATCTACCGTACACGCGTAATTACGCAGCGCGCATGACGACCATGCTTAATGCCAACACAGGGCCGTATGGTGGGTCGAGTACAGATACCGTAGGATGGTGGGCACGGCATGCAGCGATGTACGGAAGCACGCCGGATAGCCGCATCACGGAGTCGGCCGTAGACCTTCCGCGTGTCGAAAGCGACTGGGCCAACTACCTGTTCCGGTTTGAGGAATACTGGTACGATGTACGCAACGACCAGCGGTGGTACAAGCGTATGGCCGTCCACAACATGGGTATCAAGCAAGGCTCGGCCGTGGTGCCGGCGCTGCAGTATGGACTGACCAATCTCACCAGCCAGATCGGGGATATGGCGGATCAGTTGGCGACGTACGGTAATGGCGCAGCGAAGTTTGCAGGATACCGTCGTGGGCTGTCTGATGTGGCCGATTACTTTGCACAGGGCACACAGTTCCGCGATGCACCTTCCATAGGTATGCGTTCGTCAACCGACTCGGGTTGGAAAGGTGTACCGTTCATGCAGCCGGGACAGAGCAATGGCTGACCAATACTCTAGCTACGGGATGATGGTGAACTACCGTCCTAGCCAGAATGGCTACTCGGGCGTGGGTCAGACACAGATGATCGCAGGCGAGGATGCGGTCACTAATCTCGCGTCCAGTATAGACAAGGGTGGTATGCGTGGGCTTGGTCTGCTCGCTATCGCTATTGCCGAATACGAGTTGAAGCAGAAGGTCATCGACCTCGGCCAGAACTACTACAACATCAATAAGCAAGACTACGCGTTCTTTACGGGGCAGCACCAGCCACAGATTGCGCAGTCGGCCAGTGAAGCTTTTAGCGGTACACTGAACCCCATCTACCCTTACGACTTCTACGCGTCACTGCCCGGTGGTATCGCATCGACCTCAGTGAATGAACGTCAGTGGTTTGAAGCACGTCGCCGTCTACCGAAATACAACATCGGACAGCAGCGTCGGCTCGACTATGACATGGCAATTGCACGTACACACGCCATAGTGTCGGGCTGGAACTTGGGCACACGCTACGAACTGACGTGGACTGACCAGCATAACCTTCGTGCTTTTGACCGCAAGACTGCAATGGCGAACATCGGTTTGGGTATCGCGTCCATGGTGCGGCAGGGTCTTGCCAGTGCAGTCGGTGAAGTGAGTCAGGCGTACGATACGCTGGGGGATACTGTTTCAGCCATCGGCAATGGCTGGGCAATGAAAGGATCATCGGAAGATGCTCGTCGTGCTGTCCGTAGCATGTACGGCGTACCTAGCATGGGAATGAAATAATGCGCCACGTAATGTTTGACCCCTTTGGTAGTTCTGTCCAAGGCTTCGATCTTGGCGCGAACCAACAGCAGCGATTGGAAAGCAACGTGCGTCAGGCGCGTGCGCAGGATTATGACTACAATGTGCTGAATCCGTATCGACTGGCCGGTATCCAGCGTAATGATGTGCGCGACAATGCAGCACTTCCGTTCGATGTACAGCATCCAGCTATCCAGAATCAGTTCTATCGTACGCAACTAGCACAGCAGCAACTTCCGCTGGACGAACGTATTGCTATGCTTACGGGCATCACGCAACCGTTCTATGGAAACGTCGCCGAGTATGGCGGCTTCACGCCGTCTGGTATTAATTCACAGGGCCAGACGCGCTATGTCATGCACGACGCCAACGGCCAACCGCACTGGGTGGGCGATGCAGATACCAGTCGCCTAATGCAGCAGTTGTATTTCCCGCAGCAGATGCAGGGGAACCTCGCACAGGCACAGATTAATAACTATAATGCCATGGCGCAGTACGGTCGCTACGGTATCGGCGGCTACATTCGTGACCTCGGGCAGGCGAACTACTACAATGCACGAGCCGGCGCGTTCCCGCCGATGGGGCAGCCTGCAGGGCACCCGCTCGATCCGTTCTTTGCACAGCCACAGGAACAGCCGCAGGAACAGCCGCAGCAGCCGCCGATGCAGATGCGTATGCCGTCGAACGCTGAACTGGGTACCTACGGACTGGGCAACGGTGGCTACAATCCGGGTACGCCGCAGCGTCCGATGACGCAACCTATGGGTGGGTACGGTACCTATAGTCCGCCGGGTCAAGTCATGCAGGATGCAGGATACTAATGGCCGATCCGATGCAGTTGGAAGCCTTAGCAGGACTCGGTGGTTTGGCGAGTCTGCCAGCACTTAGCCAGAATATGGCTGCACCACAAGGGCCAGCGCAAGGTTCCGCAGGACTACCCGAAGATTATATGCCGATGATGCCGGATCGGCAGCCGATGGGGCCAGAAGCATACAATCGAAATTACTTCATTGGCCCGCAGCAAGTCCAACAGATGTCTCAGCGACAGGCACCGGAACCCGAAGCCAACTCAAATCTTGCGCATACGTTGACGGGTATTATCAAACAGCGGGAGTCAAACGGTAACTACCAAGCAGTAAACCCGCGTAGCTCGGCTTCGGGTGCTTACCAGTACACGGACAGCACATGGAATGGGTACGGTGGGTATCCGAAAGCTGCACTGGCTCCGCCGCAAGTTCAGGACGCTAAGTTCGCGCACGATGTAGCCGCACGTCTTGCAGCTTACGGTAACGACCCTTACAAAGCTATCGTGGCGCATTATCTTCCAGCACTGGCTAATCAGCCGAATCGTTGGGACAAACCTTTCCGTGTAGGCGGTCGAGTGGTACAGCCTGCACTTACCTATTTGCGATACGTTGTCAAAGGCACTCCTTTGGAGTCCGGTCTGAATGACTACTTGGCGCGTGCGCAGCAACCTGAACTTGTGGCGGATGCTGGCTGATGCTTACCAATCTCAATCCCCCGATGCCTAATTACGCCTCTGCCGGTGGGCCGATTGGTCTGCGCTCGAACCAGCGCATGGCGACTGACCTGCAAGTACAGCTTGCCGAGTATGGGCTTGCGTACCAAGAAGCCAAGAAGGGTGTCAATAAACTCAAGGGCGCAAAACACTTCGGCCTCAAGCGTTACGGTAACGAGTACAACCTCGCTTTTTCAGACGACGTACTTTCGCTCGGCGACCAAGGGATGGAGTTGGCGTCCCTCAAGCCTACAGGTACGGCGACGTTCGATATGCTGCAGACCACACCAGCATTCGGTAAAACGCTTTCCATGAAGAACGAAAAGTCGGTGCGTAACTATCTGCGCAAATTGTTGGAGTCCTGCTAATGGCACTCGGAACTCAGGCTTATTCGCTGCCGCAGACTAGCGGGCCACAGCCTATCCCGCCTAATCTCTACAATCTGCCACCTTCGCAGCCCGCACCGCTGCAAGACCCTCGTGTGCTGCAAGGGCCGGCGACACAGATGGCACCCGCACAGCCTTTGCCGACCTTTTCACAGAATGCCGTACCATCGCCCAGTGGTGGTATGGGGGGCATGCCTTCGCCACAGCAACAGCCGACACAGCCAAGTGCTCCTGTTCCTCTGCCGGTGGCATGGCAGCAGTATTCTAGTGGACTAGGCCGCCCGCCGACTCGGCAGGACTACGACCAGTTTTCGCTGGATTACAAGACGCAATTCGTAGACCCAAGCATCACGGCGATTCCGAAAATCAAACCGCAGCAGTTGAAGGCGTACCAAGCTGAATACGAACTGCGTGCACGCCAGTTGGGTGACCGCCTGTTTCCGGGCGACCAAGCCGACAACAGTCACTGGTACTCGGGCTTTGGTAAAGCGCTCGGGGAGGGTGCAGCGGGTGAAGCACAGAAGCTAGGTGGTGGTGCACTGGCGTTTTTGGGTGCACTAGGCAACCGTGTCGTCGGTGGCGACTTCGGTGACTCGCTGATGCGCCAAGGTAACGGAAACATTGTTCACGGCCGCAATCAGGCAGGACAGGATCGCGAACAGTTCTTGCAGATGATGCTTGGGCACAACTACAACGATCCGCAGTATGCGGTGCTGCAGAACACGCTCGGCAAGAACTTCGACGCGGCCAATGGCGGCGCTTCGACCATGGCGGCGGAAGGCAACCAAGACCTCGCTCAGGCGCAGCAGACGAACCGTGGCGGCGCATTGCTGGGTCAGGCCGGGGTAGGAGCCATCCCGGTCGCGGCGGCCACGCTGGCGACGGGCGGCGCGGACATTCCGCTACTGGCAGCGGGCGGTGCAACGGCACTCGCCAACACCACGGGCAACGTGGCCGACCAGATGAATGCCGGTCAGGATTCCGATGCGGTACTTCGCCAAGGTGTTGCTGACTCCGCTATTGGTACGTTGTTGAATGTCGCTCCCGTGCATACGCCGGGGGCTAAGCTTTTGAAGCGTATAGGTCAGGCTGGCGCAGTCAACGCCGGTATGGCAACCGGCCAGCAGCTTGTCGATCAAGGGCTGAATAACTCAAACCAGTTCAGTGGGGAAAGTGTACTGCAGCAAGGCTTGATGGGTGCATTGTTGGGTATCTTGGGCGGTAACAAGGAAGCGATCAATTCCAAGAATCCTCTCAAGCGTCGTAGCCAAGTGGGTAAGACACCGCCGCCCGAAGCCGTATCTACCGAAGCGCCGACCGATGGGTCAGGTAACCCGCCGCCGCCCGGTGCGGGTGCGTCGCCGATTCCGGAAGGTGCCGAAGTGCTGGGTACGCAGGTCGATGGATCGACGGTAGTGCGGATGCCTGATGGGCACATTGCCATGATCCCGGCAGGTACGGCTCCGGCTGCAGGCAACGATGGAAACATTGCCGCACAGTACAACGCTGCAGTGAATACGAATGCGCATGCTACGGGCATGACGGCCGAGCAGCACGCTAACTCCATGAAGGAGTTTACCAAGGAGTTGAATGGTCAAGGCCGTAGCCGTACGGTACAAGCCATTGTCAAGTACGCCACGACGCCTGAATCGGCCGTCGATGGAGCGGTGCAGCTTGCTCGTCACTTTGTTCCGGATGAAGAATGGAACGCGATGTCGGCAGAGCAGCGTCAGTTCGCTATAGAAGAAGCCGCGACGTATCTGACCAAGCGTAATCCGAAGCTGGATGCAGGGGCGATTGACCAGACGATACAGCAGTTTGGCAAACCGGCCGAAACTCCGGCTGCAGCAGCGGCAGAAACTACGCCGCCTAGTGCACAACCTGCAGCGCAACCCACACCGGCCGCAGCCGGCCCGACGGGTGGTGAGCAGCCACTTCCTTCGGATATTAGTGGGCAGCAGGTTCCCGGTACCGCTGCACAAGCGCCTACGCCGAACGCTACGATCCAGTCGGTCACGGCTGGCGTGTTGGATGGTACTGACATTCCGACGCAGGCCAAGATGCTCTATGGCGTAGCGACGGGCGATGTGCAGAACCCGCAGTTGCATGAGTCGCCGCTGGGTAAGGCGGTCATGCGCTTGGTGCAACAGGGTAATGTGAGTTCCGAAGCCGATGTACAAAAGCTACTTACGGGATTGGCAACCAGCAAAGCGGCGCCGGGGAATAAAGTTACACCGAAAGCTCCGGAAGCTGCAGCCCCCGCGCCGGCTCCTACGCCTGCCGCAGCGCCAGTACCGAAAACTAATGCCGAACAAGCGCAGGATCACGATAACGTCGCCAGCACGGTAACGGAAGCTCTTGCACCGCAGGGCACTGCGCCGACCGCAACCAACAAGCTAAAGGCACGCGTACGCAAGAATGCCGAGCAGAAGTACAATGAACAGTACATGCAGGCAGCGATGAATGCTGGCGTGTCCGGGGGTGCAGGCGAGGATGCTTTCCGATCCGATCCGCACTTCCTCGCGGTAAAGACGGCTATTCAGGATGGTCGTATTTCGACGCCGGAACAGCTTGGGGCATTCCTCAAGAACGAGCGTGACATCGCAGAGAAGGCAAACCAACAGGTCACGACTCCTGTTACGAAACCTAAAGGTTTGAAAAAGGCAGCCGCTCCGCCGCCTGAACCGGCACCCGCTGCGCCCGTAGCTAAACCCAAGCCGCTGAAAGGAGGGGCCGCAAAGCCCCCAAAAAGCGAAGCCCCCGTAGCTAATACGGGGGCAGCCGTAACGGAGCTTGACCAACAGCTTCGTGACCGTTTTGCGGATACGCTGCCTCAGCATACGATTGACCAGATTCACGATGCCGTCGCCACTGCACGTATGGGCGACAGTCATGACTTGGGCGATCTACTGGACGGGTGGAAGCAGACAGGTGATCTTACCAATGATGACGTGAAGTGGCTTCGCCAACAGGCTAAGACGCCGACGATGGCGAAAGCCACCAAGCCGCTCAAGCGTACTCCCGCGTCGCTCAAGGAAGACGTAGCCGAAGCACGCGCCAATGAAAGCGAGCCGAACGATGACTACCTTAATGACGAATACCACCAGAACAACGCCAGTGGGGAGTCATCCGCTAGTCTCGAAGCACAGAATCGTTTGCGCGACGAACGCGCCGCTGGGCAAACACGAGCTATTATCCGCCGCGATGGAAGTGTTGAACCGCTCAGTGGCGTCGATGCCGTTGATACCCACGCTCGACCCGGCGAAGTGGTCGTACAGCGTGGAGTAGGCAAAGACGATTGGACAGTGATGTCCCACGGCGACGATCTGACAGGTGACACCGCTGCTGGTAAATTAAATCGCGCCAAGGATGAACTCGACCAAGTGCATGAAGGCGCGCAGACGAGTGGGCACGAGGAAAGTAACTTCGGCCCACACGGCGAATACACGCTGCACATGGATGATCTTGAGCAGATGGCCGACGAGCGGCATGCCTCGACGGTCGGTACCGAAAAGGAAGTCGATAAGATTGCCCCTGTTCAAACCAAGCGCCGTGTCGGTGAAATCATTAACCGTGTTCGTGAAGGCGCAGATATTCACGAGACGGGTGCGGAACTGCAGAAGCTTCATGACGACATGGAAGCCGCCAAGATGGAGCGTGCGCTGCGCGACATGGGCCGTAAGCCGCGTCGTGGTGTAGAATACGTACGCCAGCGTCTGCAGGAAATGATTGCGTCGCATGAACCCGGCAGCGATCACTATGAAGCTGGCAAGTTCGCGCAATGGCTGCTGGATAAGAATCCAAACCTTGCGAATTATCTTGCCGTACGCATCCACGATCTTGGCGAGAAAGGGCCGGGTGGACGATTCAGCCCGTCGCAGCGTCTGTTCCATATTAATTCCACAGCAACAAATCCCGGTACTGCCGTGCATGAAATTATGCACAGTGCAGAACAACTAATGCCGGAAGACATGCAGAACGATATTCGTAATGAATATATCGGGCGTCTGCAGAACAAACTCAAGCAGGTTATCAAGAATGGGAACAAGGATGGTGAGCGGTTCATACAGCTTGCCATCGAAAACTACGCGCATCCTTCGCTAGAAGCAGAGAAGGAAATGTCGTTACTCATGCGTACAAGCAAGAAGCTGCCGTACGACGAGTTCTATAAGTACAAGAACCCTAGTGAATACTGGGCCGTCGAATCGACGGACTTGCTGAACAATCGTTGGGTAAAGAATGGAAAAGCAGATCGCATCAAGCAATGGCTAGGTGGATTCTTCCAGCATATCAAGTCGATGCTGGGCTTGGACAGCAACCACAAAGTAAGCCGTGCCCTTGACGCCATCCTCAAGTCGCCGGGGGAAGACTACAATGAACGCATGCTTTCATCGCCTCGTGGGAAGGGTGAAGTCAACGATGAACTGCATGACGCACTTCATGAAGACGATGAAGGCGATGACAACGAGGAAGCGCAAGCGCAACCAGTACACGATAACAGTGCCGAAACCCGTGGGTTCAGTGGCGTCGTCAACCACGTTGTCGAACAAGGAATGAATGCCCATGTGGGCGTCGAAATGGCGCTCCAAGGGCTACGCCGTCTTGGTGTCAAGATTACCGCCGACAACAACGTGGACTACGCTATCTCGCGTACGCGTGGCCTGCGTTCCGAATACAACATGACGGATAGCTACGACGTATTCAAGCCATTCCATGATTGGGTGAACAAAAACTTCCAGCGCTTCGGCAACACGATGGATGATTCACTGCGTAACATCAATATGTTTTTCCAGAACACGCACTGGCTGGAACGTGTACGTACTGCGTGGCTGATGCAGGCTCCGATGAAGTCGGCTGCCATGGAAATCCAGCGCGCTAAATTGCTGGATGATGTGCAGAACTTGAAAGTCGATCCGGCCGTAGCGGCTAAGCAACTTGAAACCATGAAGTCGGACATGAAGTATGGCTGGGAGCAGTGGGGCCGTAACCACAATGTTCCCATAGATGTAATCAACAAGAAACTCAACGAACTGAAACTCAAGCACGGCATGGATCAGAACTCTATGGCCGAGTTGAATAAGGTCATGGAAGGCGCACGCCAGCGCCAGACACAGCGTTTGCAGGACGCCGGTGTCGTGTCGAAGGACGATCCGTGGGTGAAGCTTTACGGGTGGAAGTGGTACGTGCCGCTCAAGTCGGCCAAGAAAACCGACACGCCGTTTTGGGGTATCGCACAAAACGGCAACTTGTCGTTGGCGAAACTTAATTCGACCATGGCTGCAATGCAGGGACGTAGCACCTTTTCGGAGTCGCCAGTCTTCCGTCTGTATGCTGACACGGCGCAGGCAGGTAATGCTCACGCCAACGCTACTCTCGGCGATGCACTCTATAATCTCGTGTCCGATAAGAAAGCGCGCAAGGCACTCGGGGCTGACATCGAGACGTGGGAGGGTACGCCGCACGATGGGTACAAGAACGCCAGTACAGGCGAATACACCGCACGCTTGAAGATGGAACCGAACCAAGTGTTGGTGCACGATGGGCGTACGCATTACGTCATTACCTTCCCGAAAGACTCGCAGATGGCGCGTGGTTTGTGGAAGATGAATAACATCGCTGCACCCGATCCGCTGGGGCGGCAAGTCGGTAAAGTGACCAACGCCATTGCACGTATCCAGACCACATTGTCTCCGGTGTGGCAGACGTTCACGGCGTATGCTCGTGACATGACGTACGTACCTGCTGTCTTGGCGACCACACGTTTCGACAATCCACTGGAAGCGGTGCCGTTCTTTGCCCGCTACGGCGTGAATGCGCTCAAGTCAGTTGCCGCGTTGCGTCAGATTGCGCCGGCCCTGAAAAGCGATCACTTGGCACTGGAACGGATGGCGAAGGCCGACCCCAATAGCTGGGCCGCGTGGACGCTGCGCTATATGCGCCTCGGCGGTAACAATGAGTTTGTCGGTGGATTTAATACCAACGATATTCAGGATCGACTCGGCACAGGTGGTTTCAACAATATCCCGCGTAGTGCCGATGGTGTGTGGGATGCGACCAAGCTAGGTTGGAACACGGTACTTAAATACACGAATCGTTACGCAGACTTCGTAACGCAGATTCCTCGTGTGGCTGCTTTCCGTACGTTGGTGGAGCAAGGTATTGACGAACGCGATGCGGCGGCCGAAGCACGACGCGTACTTGACTACGGCGAATCCGGTGTACAGGGTCGTCGTATCAATGCCTATAAAGCGTTCTTCCGCGTCGCGGCGACCGGCGTAGACGCCATGCGTCGCTCGTTCGTGAAGCCTACGGGCGGCTACGACTTCCCGAAGATGGCGAAGTGGATGGGCTTCTACAGCATGCTCGGTGCGGCAGGGTACATGACATCCAGCATGATGCTGGGTCAGGACGAGGACGGTAAAGACAACATCGCCAAGATGCTGCCCGAAACGATTGCTACGCGGGTACTGTTCCCGATAGGCGATCAGGTGGCCGGATGGCAGATGGGTCTTGGTCTGCCGCAGATCATGATGGCTCCCGGTGCCTTGATGGCCGCTGTCGCTGCCGGCCATGTCAGTCCAGAAGATGCGGCCGACACCTACGCAAAGCTCGTAGCGCGTAACTCCGCTATCGAGACAGGTGGCTCAGTCGATCATACACCACTGGGTTTTCTCGGCTCATTAGCGAAAGGTGCTATCACGCCAACGGTCGTGCAGCCGCTAGAAGACATCGCTAATAACGTCAACCACTGGGGCGTACCTATCCATGGTGATGCTCGTAAAGGCCACTTCGCGGCCGACTCGGGACGTAAGAGTACGCCGGATGTGTTCAAGGAACAGGCGCAGTGGTTGAATAGTTTGACCAACGGTACTATCGACTTCTATCCAGAAGACATCCAGTACATGGTGCGCAACTACGGTGGTCAGTGGGCTGGCACGCTGATTTCGCAGCTTGAGTCGCAGAGCATGACTCCCAAGACGGCGCTGCCTATTCCGGGTCTGGTTAAGGATCAGGACTTCTATCAGCAGCGCCAACTCTACGATACCTTGGGCCAGTTGGACAACGCGAACAAGCGCTACAACGCTATCGTAGACCATGCGGTTAGTAGTGGTATGTCGCCTGAACAGGCCAAGCAGCAGGCCGACCTTATCGTGGCGCGTGATCCGGATATGCAGAAACAGCGCCAGCTTTATAGTGTGCTGCAGTCGGCAGCGGGTCAGCGTGCGCAGGAAATGAAAGCACTGCAAGCCAACAAGTTCATTAGTGCTACAGGACGTGAGCTACAGATGAAGCAGATCGACTCGAAGCTGCGCCGTACACTGGACTCTGTAACCGACAAGATGCCATAAAAAGAGGCCCACTCGAAAGTGGGCCAAAAGCACGTAGACGTGCCGCAAGTAACTATTCAGTCGCTTCAATCTGGTCAAGCACACCGATGATACGTGTGTGCGTCATGTTCAGTTCCCAGCACTTGGCGTTGACGGCCGGCAGGTTACTACCTGTTGTGAGCCGCTTCTGCAGGTTCATGTTGGTAAGTACGCCAGCATCGGACAGTTCACGCCGTAGCCAGCCAAAGTCGATGCGCCGCATTTGGCAATACTCTTTGAGCGCTTGTGCTGAAATAAAGGCACGTACGACAATACCGCCTTCGGCTTCCATACGAATCTTGACAGCGTTCAAATTGTTGTTCAGCGTAGCAAGGTCAATCTGACCATCCTTGAAGCGTAGCGTCGCGCCGAGATTCGTGTTCAAGAACTCCGCGATGATGGACACCGGCTCGCTGGCACTGGACGCCATGTTCGCGCGTACGCGTTCGACGCCGGTCACCAAGCGATGGACGAGACCTTCCACGTCGTAATCGTGCAGATGCAGCTTGTCGCGGGCGATCTTGCCGCTGACCAACACGCAGGACAGCATGGCTCCCCAAAACCGTTCGTGGTTGCGCAGGCCCATGCTCATGACGGTGGCGTGGGCTTGGTCGAGCATGGGTTTAATCTTCGTGAGTCGGGGAATTATATACTCCAAGAAAGTACGGCCGGCAATACCGTAGTTCTCGTTCACCAGTTGGATGGAGCGGTCGATGATGCCACGGTAGGCGTCTTGCGATGGCTGGACTTCGAGTTCAAACACGCGGGTCTGTTCGGCGTTGTAGCCTTGCCGTGCTTCCATTAGCTTCGTGTACAGCCATGAATTACTGGTGGAGCAAATGATGGTGTCCCAAAAGACTTCATTGGTACGGTTCTGGCCGTCGCGTGTGGCGCGCATTTTGCCGCGTCCGCCTGTGAAGCTCAGCAGGAAACTGGATAGCCGCTGCGGCTCCATGTTGGTGATTTCGTCAAACGCTACCGGGATGGAGCTAAGGTAGCCGATGAAGTTGTAGATGGCATTGTCAGTGTCATTAATCAAAATGTGTTCGGGATTCGGTTCACCCCACACGCTTGTCATCAACTTCAAAGCAGTCGATTTGCCCGCAGCACTATGCCCCACAATGTTATATAACACACCAGAATACTCAGTGAGAGCCATAAGTGGTGCTGCGAAGCCCAACAAGCTAGCAAGGATGTAAGGATCAGAGTTAGGTACATGATTGTAGACATTGAAACCCTCCTTCCACTTGGATATGGAGCCGCGTTCGGAGATAGCTTTCGCCGCTTCCTTGAGGTTAGCTGCGACGCCTGATTTAACCAACGTACCTGCTCGATCATAGTAGCCATTGCTGACGACGAACTTGGGATCAGCGCTCAATGCGTCGCGCCAACCAAACCGTGAGAACTCGATGTCTGCTCGATTATTCATTTGTAGAAACCTTATGTAGTCAACCAGATACTTCGTGACGCCGGCCGATTTATTGAACTCAGCGACCACGCCTTTATCAGACAGGAATGTATTGAGTTTCTTGGACTCAGCCAACAAGCCGGATGGAAGTCGGAACTTTTTCAGGCCATCTTGCGGAAGCCATAGATGGCATTCGGTAGCTTCGGATTCAGTAGCTTCGGTGCGTAGACGCTTGACGGGATAGAAGTCGTAGTCGTAGATACGCTGAATGATGGAGTCCCATCCGCCTTCCTCATTCTTGACCTTTGTTCGCACGAACACGCCGCCATTCTCCCCTCGGAAATACGGCTCAGGTGGCAGTGGGATCGTGACTTCCTCTACAGCAGTATTGCCTTCCTCGTCCTGCGTAGCCGCTTCCACCACGACCGGCGCGGTGGCCGGTACGTCCAGCGCAGCGACTTGCAAGGGAGTCTTGATCGACCCTCGGAACGGGCAGCCTTCGCAGCGTGCGGGGTTAATCGACGCGAAGCGCGCACACGTCGTCGGCCCGGTCTGCGCCGTGGAGACTTGGATATACTTGAGATAGGTCGCTTCGGGATCGTAGCCGGGATGGCCGTTGGACAGCGCATGGGCGACTTTCTCGCGGACAAGCTGGGTACCGTCCGGCTTCGTGTGCACCATGTACGGTGCAAGGCCGAGTACCGCATACCATTCCGGCTCGCTGGCGCTGGCCTTATCCTTGAGATAGGCGCGTACCCACGCACACTTTTTCGCGACAGCCGACAGTTCGACCGGGCCAGATTCGTAGACAGTGGTGCCGATGTCTACGGTGCGGGTTTCATTCTCGTCCTTAACCAGCCGACTCAGCGTGGCGCTGAACGTCGAGAAGTCTAGGAAGTCGTCGTGCCACTGAACAATTTCAACGGCTGTGGGTGGTTCCGACTTGAGATTAAACGATAGTGGGACGCGAAGTACGCCTGCACTGTCCGCGACGCGGGTACCATCGGCAACCACTTTCGGTGCCACAAACTGGATAGCCCGCTTGAACTTCTGCCCAAACTTAACCCACGTCTTGGATTCGATGCCATCAGCCATCGGCCAGTAGACATGCAACCCAAACCCACTGTTGACGATGATGGGTTGCGGAAGATTAAATGCAGTACGTACTTGTTCGACACCTTCGTAGGCTTCATCGAATGTGTGGTAGTGGTCTTCCTCGTCCGGCCGAATGTCTACGTCCAGTACAAAGCACCGCGTCAATTCCGTGTTCTTTTGGGTACGCACACGGTTCTTATCGCCGTCAGTTACGGAACGCTCCCGAAGCGTAGACACGCAGAAGTAGTAATTGTACGTGGTGAAATTAATCCGACCAAGCGCCTCAAGCAAGTCTTCGATGGTATCGAAGACTTTGTGTTTGAAATATGGTTTGGGATTACCTTGGACAAGCCATGCCAAACATGGCTTCCCCTGCTCCGATAATACGGAGCGGAAGAACCGCTCTTGATCCGACACAGGTGCCCCTACTCGTTTTATGCTTGTTGTTCGATAAGCTGCGCCAGTAACTTCTGTTTCGCTTCTTGCGATAAGCTTGCAGATAGCGGCAACTTTCCTTCGAGTACCAACTTATTGATGGCGTCCAGTGTGCGGTCGATAGATACCTGTACTGTAGCGTGTGGCCGGGCGGCTTCACCTTTCCGAAGTATAGAATATATCGTCGTGTGATGGACGTGGGACATAGCCGCGAGGTTCCGGGCATTTAGCCCGGAAACCTTCATTGCGTGTTTAAGCCTCGTAGCTACGCCATCCATTCCTACTTACTCCAAGCTGTCGAGCAACGCGCCAAGGTCGTCGTCGGTCATCGCTTCCTGCACGGGGGCCGGAGCCGGGGCGGGACGTGCGGCTTGCTGGGCTGCAGCGGGGCGTTGGGTTGCCTGCTGCGGAGCCTGCCGGGGCGCACGCTGGGCTTGCTGCGGGGCTGGGCGGCTGGGCGGCGGCACGTCCTTGTCGATCTGCACGGTGGTCTGCCGCTGGGCAGCCGGAGCCGGTGCGGGGGCTGCTGCGCGCTGGGCCTGTTGCCGTGGTGCTTGCTGTGGGGCGGGACGCTGCTGGGCTGGGGCTTGCTGGGTCTGCGGTGCGGCTTCCTGTGGATGCTGATCGGCTTCGGCACCCGTTTCCTCGGCAGACATATCCAGCGTTGCCATGCTGACATGCTTGAGGTTGATGACTTCCTCGGACTGCACCAAGTCCTGCACGGCGTACATTTCTTCGGGATCGACAAACCGATGCGCCTTGAACACCAGCTTGGGTACGCTTGCGTCAAGGTCGAAGCTGATCCGAGTCACTACCGCACCCAAGTCCACACCACGCGTTGCCACCATCTCGATGTAGTCGTTCAGGTTTTTCTCGTTGGCGGTATTCTCGCCAAACAAACCCTGCGATTTCACGTCGAGCTTGAACACGCGACGATCCTGCGTGTCACCAGCCAGCATCACCACGACACGACGGAAGTAGCTACACGCCTTGTACTGCTTGCCATCGGCGATCTTGCTGCCCTTGACGTTCTGCGGACAGGTCATGCACTTGTCGGCCTGCTTGGTCTTCACGTCTTCGGCCGGCACGATGCCATCGGCGCTGTAACAGGCAGGCGGCTGATTCTCGTTGGGGTCGTAGTTACTGCTGTAGAACACACGGCTCACACCAGGTGCTGCACCGAGAATGATGGTATCCAAGTAGTTCTCTTGGATGATGCCTTCCTCTACGCCGCCAACAACCAGTCGGAAGCGGGAGTTGCGTAGACCGATACGGTTGCCACCTTGGAACATGCCTTCCAGCAAGTTCTGTGTGACACCAAAGTCGGCACCACGCAAGTAGTCAGGGATGGCAAGCTGACCATTGTTGCCGGGTACAAGAATATCGTTGGACATGGATGGCTCCGATTAGAAGTGTTCGGGACGGGCGATGGAACGCACAAGCGCCATCATACCCTCTTGGAAATGCGTGCGGGCAATGGCTACCCAACGATACGCCTCGGAGTCACCAATACCGTGCACACGGTTGGCTTCCTCAATAAGGTCGCTCGCTTCCTTGCACGCGGCTTTCAGATCATCGCCGAGTGTCTTGACGCGGTTGATAGCGTCGATTTCCGCTTGGCTAAGATCACGATAGCCTTTGATGGCTTGTGACATGGCTGTCTCCTATCGAGATTGGATGGGCAGAGTATTTTCCACACGGCTCTCGGCGTCTGCCGCGTCGAGTAGGCCGTACAGTGCGGGATTCATGCGTGGGGAGTTGCGGTACTGCAGACGGAACAGATCAAGCGCTTCAAGGTGGAAGTTGTTGAGGTACGTGAATGTACCGTCCTCATGCATGAGGTAGTTGGCTCGAACTTCCAATTCCCAAATAGAGTTGTCGAGTCGAAGTATCTGAAACGCGTAGCTAAAGTCGGCAGTCTCCAACATACGACTGTCTACAATGCGGCTTGCGGGGTCATTGAGGAACGCCGTCATTTCCTCTAACGTGACTTTGATAAGCAGTGGTTTCATGCCTGTTTTAACCATTCAGGGTATAAATTAATGATAGGCTTGTGCACACCTTCCGCGTATGCCACGCAGTTAGCGGTTCCGCCAGCGGTGCCATTGAACATAGCTACTACTGCGTCAGAGTGGTCTACCATCCACTCATTGCGTACCTGCATCTTGTGCGAAGAATACCCTCCATCGCTTACGACGTGTATCTCGGCAGCACGATCTAGTATGCGAGTGTACTTAAACTTCGATTCTTTGGGCCATACACTGCACTGACCCTCAAACGGTACTGCGGCTATGAACGGCGTGTTGGTGTAGATAGCCGCCATGGCTAGTGCTTGATCCCATCCTAAGGCCATCCCCGAGATAATCTTCAAATCAGGATCATTAAGGGACTTCATCCAGTGAGCGGCTACTAGCACTAATCTACCGAACGCTTCCTTGGTGTAGCCGCCTAGCTTGTCCGGCCTGTGGCCGGTGCCGGCGTAGGTGGTCATGTGCGGCGCACCACGACTTTGAGTTCAGCGGCCACGTTGACACCGGGCGGCGCATCGCCGGTTTCTTCGATGTACTCGTTCACGGTCTTGGAAGACACGCGCTTTTCGAGCATATCGAACCGGCCATTGTCGGCCACGAAACCCCAAAACGTGGGCCAATCCGAACAACTTGCCTTGTACTGGGTCTGGATGTATGCCGTACCGTGCGCGGTGCCAAGCTGTGTAGCGTTCGTGGCCTGCATGGTTTCCATCAGCCACGTTTCAAGGCGATCCATCTTGTCCTTGAGAACTTGGTCTTCCTGATCGTAGGCTTTCTTTAGCTCGCTGCGTTGGTCGCGTAGCTTGATATACGCAGCGGTGACAGTATCCGCGTTAATCTGAGTCATGGGATGTCCTCGGTGGGTGGGTGAGGGCGCGGGTGGGAGTTGGAAATACTACTAGGTCTTCGGGCGTTATGCAAGCGCCGCGTTATACAAATCCAACACCCGTGCCTGCATATTTTCACGGGCTTGAAGCACACTGTAGATAGCAGCTTCTACCGGGTGCGAGTAGAGGTTATACACACTCATGGATAGAGTTTGGCCGGTACGGTCAATACGCGCATTTGCCTGCAAGTATTGGTCAATACTAAAGATCGGCGCATACCAAATGATGGTGTTAGCTGCAGTGAGTGTGAGACCATGGGCGGCAACCTTCGGGTGGGCTACCAGTATTTGTTTGTCGCTGTCTCGTTGGAATCGAGCAAAGATTTCCGTACGTGCGTTCTTGCTAACTTCGCCGTTAACTAAGAACGTCTCATAGGTTTGCGCCATGTGATTCTGAACCATGTGCATCGCATGGATGAATGGAACAAAGATAATGACTTTACCTTCTGACTGTTCACATAAATCGTGCACCAGTTCAAGTCGTCCTTTCGGATTCAGGAAGACGGGGTTACCGTCCGTGTCCTTCACCGCGCCGCATAGAATCTGCTGCAACTTAATTAGTTTAACGGCTGCATTAGCCGCACGTATCTCAACGCCAGACTCTTGATCCTCGTGGCGCATCGTAGCCTTCATGGCGTCGAATGCAGCAAGTTGTTCGTCGCTCATTTGTGCCGCACGCATATTGAACGTGATGGGCGGCAAGTCCATGCAGTCCTTTTTTGTGAACCGTATCGCCGGTTGCATCAGTTCAAATACACGCTCCACGGCACCCGGTTTCGGGAACCACTTGTACGGGCCTTTCTTGAACATCAATGTTTCGCGGAACAGCTTGAAGCTGGCAGGGATCGCTCGCGGAGCCACCAGCTTAATCAGGCCGTACGCATCGGTCGGTGCGTTGGCGACAGGCGTGCCGGTGAGCAACCAAAGCCGCGTGGTGGCCTTGAGCGTGGCCTGCAGCGCCTTGTATCGCTTGGTCTGTGGGTTGCAGTAAGCGCTTGCCTCGTCAACGATCACTAGGTCGGGCTGCCACTTCGCGATGGCATCTTGGATCGACACTACGCCGTCGAAATTAATGACGCAAATATCGGCTCCGGAATTAAGTAGATCAATACGGCGTTCACGCTTACCCACTAACTGCACGACGTTCCAGTGTGGGAGTACACTGAATGCTTCATTCGCCCATACGTCCATGACAGACAGTGGGGAAACAATCAGAATCTTCTTAATGAATCCTCGCTGCTTGAGATAATCCATCGTCCATAGTGCGGCGGCAGTTTTGCCGGTACCCATGGTGTTGAAGCAGAAGGCTCGCGTATGGAGTGTAAGGAACTCGGCCGTCTTAGTCTGGTGTTCCATCGGCTTATAACGACCGCCGAAGATAAATCCGTCGTATAAAATCGGACTGGGAGCATCTAGCCCAAGATTCCGCAGCACGCGAGTTGAGTCCAGCGTGTGCTTGACGGCCACGATCCGGTGGCCTCGATAGTTAATCTCCCTAGCGGTCGGTATCGCTACTGTGATCGACGCCGGGTTTGACACCGACATGACGAGTGCGCCGTTTCTTACTAGCATCCCTTCGATACCTTGTGAAGTCGTGACCCATGTGGATAGGAAGCCGGCGCATACAATTAATGTACGCACTCACTCTTTTGACTTCATCCAAATTAAACTCATTGATTAACAAGCTTATGCCGCCTGCCTTGGCGATGTCAACAGCGTAGTTAATCTGTAACTCAGTCGGTTTGTTCTTACCGGCTTTTGTTTCTATTGTCCAGAACAAGCCATTTTGGCAGATAGTAAAGTCATGGCGTCCTGCTGTACCAAACTCACTGGCCGGTGGCATATCCCAGTGCAAGTCGCCGTAGTGGTCTAGGATGGCTTTAACCTTATCCTTTACCCACGACTCGGGAATCTTGTCAACTCCCGGTTGTAGTGTTTTGCCCATCAGCTTCGGCCACAAAGGAAGTAACGGCTTTGACTTTACCAGCGCGATTCGTCACGCGTGCTTTGCGTTGCTGGAAGTCCAGTTCAAGAACATCCGTGGCAAATACTGATAACGTCTCTTTGAATACCACCCGGCTAAACATCAGGCTCGGTACACGTATGTCTTTAGCTACGGTCATTTGCGTCGTCCATTATGCGGGCATGTTGTCACAGGACAGCCCGCAAACCCTGTACGTGGATTGGGTCGGCATAGCCCCGAAGGTTTCTCCGGCCACACATCATGTTCTTGAGACCAGATCATGTCATCGACACCCTGCATGAACTGATCCAGCAAAGCCGGCGCACGGTCGCGATGGTACTTTTTAATGGTCGGCCGCGTCGGGTCTTGGAACCACACAAAGCACGTCGATAATTCCTCAAGGTCAGGGAACTTGGCGAACGACAATACGCTCATTAAATCTAGCTGCAGACTGTTCGGCTTTTTCTTACCTGTCTTCCAGTCAAACGCGATACCTTTAGCGCCATTGATCTTGACTAGATCACCCTTGCCACGCACCCATGCGTCGTCGTCCCAAAACCCCACTGGATGCAGATTGACATCGCACGCTAGTTCCAGTTCGGCGTAGTTATCTCCGGGGGCTTCAAGGATACGCTCCACCACAGGCGAGAAGTGAGCCATCGACTCGGGGATGGGTTTGCTCTCTTTGATATTATCTTCGAGTGCGGTATGGACTTCCTCACCCCAAATAATCTGCTTTGACTTAGGTTCTCGGAAGTTCTTCGCCACACGCATTTCGTAGAACTGACGTGGGCAAGTCTGGTACGCCGACCAACTACTGAACGACCATGGTATTAGCGACATGAGTTATCCTTTCAAATATATCGAGCACTTCGGGCGGAAGGCTCTCGTTGGCTACTTCTTCCTTAATGTCCGCTTCATCCACGGCACGCCGGAATAACTCAAGCACTATCTTATTGATAATGCCGTCGGCATCATGACTTGTTAACTCAAGCGTCCATACTTCTGCGTTAACCTGAGTCTGCTCGCCCCACGGCAGATTAATTATCGCGCGAAGTCGCATGCAATCCCTTACCACATCGTAGCTCACATCGAATCTACCGATGCTACGTCCGAAATGGCTTAGCAATTCAGCGAGTCCGTTCTCGACGCGACGGCTTAAATGTTTGGTGTTCATTAGGGCCGTCATGATCTGTCCTTAGTAAACCTTGTTCGGGGAACGATAGTCCACGGAACCTTTCTTTCGATTCGGCAGTTTCTTGGTAGTCTTTACCTTGTCCATAATCTTGCCGTCGCGCTTCACCTTCCCCACGATCTTGACGGGAACATGCTTCGCACCACGATACTTGATATACGCCATGGTAAATCTCCTTGATTAAATGTCACGCTTATCCCGAAACCCTAGAAAGATAGGGTGACGGGGTTTCTCTACCACACCAATGGGGAAGTGCTTATACTTCACCAGTTTTCCTTTTAGATAGCGTCGGCCTTCCCACAGGTTCTTTCGTTGCTCAGCAGTGAAGCCAGTACCCAAATCGAACTCTACGCCGGTATAAATGTCGCGCAGATTAAACCCACCCAGTACACCCGCTGCGCGTTTATTCTCTTGGTTCGTCGCGCGCTTGGTATGGCCGCGTGCGTCTATCGTGGCTTCGTTGTCGTTGTGCTGCATTTCGTAGCAGTCAAGAATCTCCGCCTCAGAGTCTTCAAAGCGTTTGACCTTGAGCATGTAGCCTTCGCGCACGGTGCTGCGGTTCTGCTTGTACGGGCCATCTGGTGCCCGGAGAATCACGCCTTCATAACCGTCCGCGACGCACTTTTCCTCATAGGCAAAAAGCTGCTCTACATTGTAGATCGGTACCTGCGGCAGCCAGATCAAACGTGAGTCATCAATCTCCTGTATTCGCTCCTTGGCGATCCGCGCACGGTGCGCGTAAGGCTTATCGACCGTCCAGTCATCGAACACGTACCACTTAACGTCCGGCTCGCCGTCCTGCGACATCACGCCACTCATGGTGTTCTGCATGCAGTTCGGATGATTCGGTTCGCCCACTACTAGCTCACCATCCAGCCCTGCGAACAGCGGATGACTGAACAGGCTTTGGGTGTAGCGATTGGGGATCGGCGTCATGGTGCGGGACAAAAGCGCCTCGCCTTTTACAGTTCCACGTACGCCGTCAATCTTCGTACTGGCGAGTAGTGGATACCGTAGAGTGTCGAACTCCTTTGCCTTTACCGCCAGCATGACTTTTTTCAGTTCCATCCTTCCACCCTTGGTAAATACGCTGTGCGACTACCGACAGATTACCGTCAAAGAATGACTCTCCAAAACCGTCGTAGTTAACTCCGTCTCGGCTAAATGAGAATCCCATTCGGCCATTCGCCAACGGAAACCGACCTAACGAAATAAAGCCACCTAGTTTCTTCTGCAGAACGTAGGCTACCTTGATAGCGTTTTTAGTCTTGGATTCCGAAGTGGACTTTGAAGTCGTTGTAGATTCGTTTGGCGCGAGCATTGAGTTCGTCTCCATTGGCGTTCAGGAAATACTCGTCGCTATAAGCGGTATGGATTTCCTGATTATATCCGCCGCCATCCGGACGCAAAGCAATCTCCACGAAACCACCATCGTCTCCAAGATCGTGACGCCGTACGAACAGCGTGTGCTTGGGAAACTTCTTGGCAATAGCCTCGCCGATCTTCTGTGCTTTGGCGATGGCAGCCAACGCCTTCGGGTTGGTCTCTACATCATCACGCTTGCTTTCGACATCTTCACTCATGGCTCGTCCCTCTAAGGGTATGTTGTCAGGATAATTACTCATTTCGCATCCCCATACGTGTAAGCGGTGTCGCTCTCAATACCGATGGGAAGACCGGGCAGGAAGCTGACTGGCTTGGTCATTATCTCAATGGCTTTCTTGCTGAACACGCCATCGGCCGTTTTCTCCCAGCGTTGCTTTTTCTCGTTGAACTCGTGCGTGTCGCCATCGGACTCGGGGATCAAGCAAACCAATTCGTCGTGCGTGGTCATCACCACACGGTAGAACTTATTCAACTCGGTCTTCTGCATCCGCATAACCAAAGCGGCTACGGCCTGCACGATATTCTCAGTGGTCTTGCCACCAAACAGCTTGACGAACTTCGCGCCGTCGAGATAGCTGACTTCGCCATTACCGTCCTTGTTCAGTCCGGGGTATTTAATATACAGGTTATTCGGGAGTCGAATCGCCGGCTGATTAAATATCGGGTCGAGTGCTGTGACGACAATGGGATTAACTTGCGGTAACTCGTATCCTACCATACCACGTAGCATGGCGTCGATGGCGCGAGTCGCCTGCCGCCAAAACTTTGTCACACCAACGAAGGTGTCTCGATACAAGTGGACGATAAACTCGGCGAACTCAGGAGTGATTCCGTGGATACCACTCTGCTTGCAGTATTCGATGAACCGTCCCGCGCCCATGCCGAAACCGAGTCCAAGTACGGCCGACTTACTGACTTGCCGTTCCAGTGGCGTTTCGTATTTATTGATCGGTTTACCGTAAATACGTGTACCGAACCACCCATAAATATCCCCACCTTCGCCCATGATCTTGAGCGCGTTGGCTTCTTCCCCAGTAGCTCCGGTAATCTGCATTCCGAGCCAGAGCGTAATACGTGCCTCGATCTGCGATAGATCGGCAACGCCGAGCAAATACGGTTCTGGCGCATAGATGCACTTGCGTAGTGTACCCCCGCGTTTAAGGTTTTGCGGATTTCCGCCGCCACCTTTGTTTCCCGAATACCGTTGCGTGACCTGTGCCCCCGCGTAGTTATAGCCCACAGGCCAAGCACCGCGCGTTGATGCAGCATGGTATAATGCAGACCGGGTTTCCTCAATCGTTGACTTATGTTCCAAGCGGGCGGCGACCAGCGCTTGTACGTCGGGGTTCTCATGTTCAAGTAATTCCTTTAATCCCTCGTCCGTCTTGGCGAAGGCATAGGTGACCTTACCTTTCTTGTTAACTTTGGTCGGCGGTTCAACGCCGTAGTATTCCAGTGCTTCGGCGAACTTCGGATTCGACATCAGAATAGTACGGTCGAGTAACCCCGCACGTTCCAACGCATCCACCTTCGCCTGCTTCAATTCCTCTTGGTATGCCGCGAGTCGATCCGTGTCCAGCAACAACGTGGGATCGGTGAACGCTCGTATCGTCCAGTCCAGTGACGGCAATTCCTCTTTCGGGAAATGCGGCAGAAGTTTCTTTGCCAGCGCCCATGTCAGTTCGGTATCGCCTGCCTGCCAATGGCCGGTCTGGCAGAATGAATCTTTGGCATCGGGATTACCTTCGACCCAGCGCGGTGCGCCAATGCAGTAGTCGATAATCCGTTCCATAATGTGCGTTGGTAGTTCGCGCAAATTATAGGACTTGGAAAGTTCATCCATCTTGGTCATGCCGCACATAATCTGCGCAGCGTATTTAAGACCATGACGAATAGAGTGCGGGCCGACCAATGCGCGACTCAGCGCAAGGGTGTCAACGTATAGCTTGGGGTAGACTCCGTAATGCCAGCCGAGAATGGAACCGTCAAACTGTAAGTTATGTCCTACCAGCGCGTGCTTGTGAAGCTGTAGCTTTTCCAGTGCAGCGGGGATGTAGGCACGCGGCACCCAGCGGGAAGGGCTTTCCCCGATCTTGACACCCATCCCATGGACGAGGAATTGCGGGTCACGGATATAGCTTTCCGTCGTGACGTTCTTTAAGCTAAGACTATATCCGTCCCCGTAATAGGTCTCGAAGTCTAGTGTTATGAACTTCACGCTTTCCACGGCCCATCGCGGTGAATCTTCTTGGCTTCCTCGATCAAGTCAAACACTATTTCAGCGTAGCGTGCACCTTCATGGACACGCTGCAGTACCGGCCGAAGCTCGAACTTGTCGGGGTTATTATTGGCTTGTGCGTAGCTAATTACGGCTGATATGCGCCGCCAGCCATCGCTAAGTGGGAAGACCTGTACGGCATCCACGCACCACACGTTGGGCGCAAGAATATCAAGTTCGTGCTGTAGGACGGCGCTGATACTTCCGCTCAGCTTCGGCTCTACGGGCGCACGGTCTTTCTTAGGCACCATGTTGTTCACGGGTGCGGGCAACCCATTGACGGCCCAGTCCAGATAGATGGCAGCTTTCTTCAAGTCTTCCTCGCCATTCTTGTAATCGGCGCGCTGCTTGTACTTGAGGAAGTTACCCATGCAGAAGGCTTTGAAACCTTCATTGCCGAGTATCTGTTTAATGGCGTAGATCGACTCGATGTAGCCTTGGGTGTAATGCTGCGGAGACTCGACTGCATCGCTCATTTCATCAACGCCTCTAGTGAGTTGGGCCATAGAATAGCAAGCTGCTTGTGGATACGCTGTGCGATCACACGCACTTCGTATTGGGCATGCTCGTCCAGACGTAGCTTGAGGAAGTGCACCCAGTTACGCAGGTTACCGCCCATATAGAACCGGGTCAGTAGCGACTGGGGAAGGATCGCTCGGGCTTGCTCACGCGCTACGCCAGCGTTCAAAGCTGTCTCGTACGCATTCACTGCTATCTGGCAGTGGGCTTCGTGGCTTTTGAATAGCGACTCTGCTATCAGCGGCCGTATTTCACCTTCACTACCCTGCTTGTTTTTCTCCGCTTGACCGCGCCATGTCGTCGGTTTCCAGAACTCGATTTCATCGGACGTGTAACGCCGGCTGATTTCATTGAAGCTGAATGTACGGTGGCGATGAATCTGGCTGCGAATAAACAGTGGACACTCAATCATGAATGTCGCATGCTGATACTCGAACGGTGTCAGATGATCGTGTTGGGCAAGATAGTTCATGAGTCGCGCATCCTCGGACTCACTGCGTACGTCTTCCTCTTTGCCGAAACTGACACGGGCCGCATGCACAGGCATGTTGTCCATATGGCACGGCAGCGGTGGAACACCTTGCGTAGCTGCAATTAATTCCAGCCGGCATTCCTCAATTGCTTTCAGGCGTATTGCCATGGTCGCGCTCCTTAACCTTGTCTCGAACAATGGGGATGTCCTTGGGTGCGTGGAACCCAAGCTTCACCTTACCACCATGCACTTCCAGTACCTCGACGACGATTTCGCCATCGTTGCCGATGTATACTTTATCGCCCTGTCGGTGCGTCATTACAAGCATATATCTCTCCTTACTACGGTGAGTCCAGTCAGTCCTTGACTGAACGGTAATTACACGCCTCGACCCAGTGCTTGTGCGATGGCGCGAATCTGGTTGGCTTGGTGCACCGCGTCGTCCAGCGCATTGTGGGCATTACCCGACATACGTACATCGGTAATGATACTCGGAAACAACTCGGTCATCGTACGCACGCAACGGTGCTTCCAGAACGGCCACTTGTAGTCGTGACCGCATGCTTCTACCAAGTCCTTCAAGATCACGCAGTCGAAGTCCGGCCCTTTCGCCCACACTTGATCCGCCGCATTCAGCATGGCGGTCAGTCGTTCAATGAAACCGGGGAAGCTGCTCTGGTTGGCTGGGAACACGGCGCTGCGGGCACTGTCCGACTGGTTGAACCACCACTTCACGGTATCAGCGTGGATCACACGACCGTACTTGCGGGTCTGCTCGTTGATGTCGAACGCGGTGTGACCTTTGCCGGTCGGCTCAATCTCCGGCTTGTCGTAGTTGAACCAGCAGTAACCGATGGACAGTACCGGCGCGTTGGAGTTGACGCCTAGCGTCTCGATGTCGATGGAAAGGTCTTTACTCATGGGGTCATTGCTCCTACCATGCGGACAGTTGGCTGCGCCAGACGACGTTGGTAAGACGTGCCGTACATTTCTGCACGCTGGCGTTTACGCTGATTGATCTTTTTGCAGAACGTGACACGGTGGCCGACAACTATCTCGGGAAGAATGGAGTGACCCTTCAACGCAATCTCAATCTGCCTTGCGGGGTTGGGGATCAGGGGAGCGCTGACATGCAAAAAGCGCTCGCGACTCTCTCGGAAAGCACGGTTGGGTGACATGACTACCTCAGTGCACTGGCTGTTGGGGGACGGGGGACAACATCGACTGCACCAGTTCCGCCTTGACCATTTCAAGGATGAACACACGCTCGGCATGAGTGATGTCGGCGTTCAGTAGCAGTTGGATGATCTGTTGGTGGGCACCGATCATCTGCGCCGCGCAGCGGGCCTTGTAGGACTCGATCACGGCGGCAGCCCCTTGGGCCGCTACCCCGGTGACGGCTTTGCCGTTCGTCGCATCGTAGGGCTTCTGGCGCGCTTCCTCGGGCACGTTGGCCGTGTACTCGGCCTGCTCGATTTCCTCGGCGCGGCTATCGTCCTCGGCGCGGGCATGCGCTGCATTCGACTCGGTGAAAAAGTACACGACGGTACTGTCCAGCTCAGTGCGTTTCCAGTAACGTGTGTTGACGTGTTTGTGTTCAGACATTATCCAGTTCCTTCCGTAGGTAATCTTTAAGATTACTGATGGTTTCGTGTGACGCTGCTTCGCCTTCGAGTAATCGTTGGCCGGTGGCGAGATACCGTGTTGCCATGACATTGCGTAGCATGTAACTCTTGTCGGCGCTGTAGATCAGCGTCATGGCAGAAGCTAATTGCTCCATGCCTGTATTCTCGGCACACTGCTTGATTTCGATCCACATCTTGGCATAGGCCAGACAACTTACTTGACGATCCTCTCGATCCAGCCACGCCTTGGTATCGGTTATCGTGAAGCCATGACGACACGCGATCTGCACGGCCACGTCGTATAGGTATTTCAGATACTTAATTTCTACTTCGCGGGCCTTGACTTTGTACCGTGGTAACGGTGCGCCTAACGCCAGCAACGCATTGCCTAGTCCGCAGGTATCCAATCCAAATTGGATCGGCCATTCACTGTTCCAGTCGTACCCGGCTGACTCAAGTGCATTCTGTGTAATCTCGTCGGCGTCATCGCACCACATTTCCCCGCGTTTGATGACGTTCCCTGTTGTGTAAATAGGCATTAGGCTTTCGTCTCTTTCGCTTCCCAGTTCGCCAGCCGCATTTTCTTCGTCATGCCGCGCTCGATAAACCGATGGAACCCGTAGTCATGGCACACAATGCGCCCATCCATACGGCCGAAGTTTTCCGCTTTCAGGTCGGTAAAGAACGCAGGCACATGCTTTGGCAGATCATTGATGGACACAGGCATGGTGCGACGCATGACCAGCACGGTACCGTTCGGACTGATACGCAAGACCGGCGCGAACCACTGCGCAAACTCCGTGTCCTTGACGTGGTACCAAACCTGTTCTTCGTAGATGTTGCAGAAACTATTCGCTATGTTTTCCAGCTTCACCACGGCGTCACTTTGCGTCGCATGCGCGTACACCATACGCGTAGCGCCTGTAGCGATATGCGCGCCTAGAATCATATCGCTTACGTCACGCGAAAGCGTCGTCTTGAAATGCGACTTGAGTTTGATGTAGCCAGACAAGCGGTGATCCTCAAGTAACAGGAAAAATAAATGCTAGGCGGCAGTGCGCCGCCGAGCATGACTTGGGTAAAACTTAACCGCGCTTACGTGAACCCTTGACCTTTTTCAGGTTCGGGTTGGCTCGTTTCGCGCCGGCGCTGGCGTTGCGTGCGCCTGCCGCAATCACGGCACTTGCCGACTTCATCGACATACCTTCACGCTTGGCGACACTACCTGCCGCTGCTTTGAAGCCCATACCTTTCTTGCCCTTTGCCATCGTCATGCTCCTTTGGGTGACTTGTGTTTCAATGCCCATACCGCCGTCTTTTCCCTTTACCGTCTACCGTCCTTCCTAGTGCACGTTTAATAGCTTTCGCTACATCCTGCTCAGTAGTATTAAACTTCCGAGCTAGGTCTTTGGTGCTGAACCTATGGTTATTGTCCAGCAGCCAATTCAATTCTTTGGTAGACCAGTTCTTCATGGGCGTATCCTCAACCCCGGACAACCCCTCTTGTACCAGTTGTACTTGCGGCCAAAGTCCTTCCATGCTGTTTTCACGCTACGACCACGGCCTATACATCTAACGCCTGCCAGTCCACGGTCGGCAAGTATTTGTACACAATACCACCAGCCAGCAACTTTGTAGATTCTCGGTTTCATAGTCCACCTTGACTGTGAGTTGTTAAAGCGGTAGCAATTTAACCAACGTGCCGGTAATCATTGCCACGTATTTGTTTCCGTCCTTATCTTCCATGACCAGATCGACGGTGGAGTTACCGCCTACGGTGCCGTTCTTGACCACGACAGCCGTATTAATCTCCAATGGCTTTGCGTCCTTGTACTTGTCTTCCTTGCTGAACCCTGCCTCGCTGGCACCATCGGCGTCCTTGAACACGCGCAAGGTAAGGTTTCTGGTTAGTCCGAACATACTACGCTCCTCAAATGACGAAAGGCTACCGTGCCTCTCGGGTTGATTGATGTTACCAACATCCGTTGTCAGCACGTTGGAGGCTCGCCCGAAGGCTCAACGGCCCAACGTCGGTTCCGTTCACACACGGTTTCCTTGTGCTCCTGACACGCGCTCCTTAATAGCGCTTTCCATTTACACCATTGCGTGCAGCTTCCTCATGGTCGGCACGGTGCTGATTATATACCAGCTTCTCGATTACGGCGCTTGCCACGTCCAGCTTGGCCGCACCCGCCAGATCGAAGATACGGATGATGGCGTCCGCCAGTTCGACCTCGACAGCCTTGCGGTGGGGCAGATGGTCGTCCTGCAAGTCTTTGCGATGACCTTCCAATGCTTCGCTAAGCTCGCTATGGATCAGTGCGATTTTGGTAGCGAAGACGTACGGGTCAACCCCGTCGTAGCCGTTGTGCCAGCCCTTGTTGTACGACAGGCGGTAGCATAGGTTCTGCATGTAGCTCAGTCCCCAATGCACGGCTTTGATATGCTCCACGTAACTCAGGATCGGAGTCGTGGAACGCTCCCCGCGATGCAGTTCTATGACGCTATGGAAGCCGCCCGGAATCTGCATTTCCGCATCCTGTACGATACGTGCGCTCTCGGCGATGTCTTCCGGAGTCGGTACTACCTGAACAGGTACTTCCTTGCTCTTTGTCTTGGACATTGTGTTTCCTCAGTCAGTAATGAACGGCCCAAGTTCCTGCTCAAACATGCGCTCCAAACCAACTTCGGAGACATGATCTTTAACTACCTTGAGTAGTCGAAACGCGACTTGGGCCAATGCTTGCGCCGGGATACTGTCTACCTGTAAACTGCGCCCCGGCCCACAGTCTACAATGAACGACATTTGCGGTGTCTGTAACTCGTTCCACTCCCCGAAGTTCTCTACGACACTTAATCTGCCCGACCCACTTGGGAACTCTAGCAGTGTGGTATGCTTCGGATTACGGAGTATCTTTTCTTCACTCATGAACGTACCTTCTTGAAACCATAGGCTTCGTAGCCTTTGACCACGGCGTCCATGGCCTCGGATAGTGTGGCATCCCCGTCGCGAACCATGTCGTACACAGTGTCGTCTTCCTGCGACTCTACGAAACCTGATTCGAGATAGCTGTAGGACGGTGCGCCCAGTTCGATGGGGTACTCTGCGTCGTAGTTCTCGTCCTCTCCCTCGCACAAGGGAAGCAACAGGGTAAGCCCTTCGACGGGTTGAAACGGGATCGTGCGTGACGTGGAAACGTGCACGTCTTTTCCATCCGGCGACTTGATCGTCAGATTAATAATGAGTTGGAAAAAGTTATTCATGGGTCGCCACCTGCCATGTCGGTACAAGCCGGTGGGTTACGTCGTGATTGAACACCGCGACGCTCTGTACTTCCGCGCGATTCTTTACCTCGTCCAGCTTTGAATCTAGCTGATCTTTTTGTTCCACTTCAAGGTAAGTTGGGGAAGCACTGTTCCTGTAACTGACTTTCAAAACTGCGTAGCACATGGTCACTCCTTGCCATTTATAACTCGCTCTAGTAATTGGTCAACCAGATCGCACAACATGAGGACAAGCAAGTTGCCTATCAACAATAGCGGAACCGGCCACCACCCTACCACCCCTGCGCGATAAAGCATTGCTACGAACACACACTCTGCCAACCAAAAGACTGCCATGTACGGCAATTCAGCCTTTATTCTGGTGAGCGTGTCCATCAGCCCTGCTTTCACGATTACGCTCCATCAAGTGAATCGGGAATACCGTATCCTTCGTCAAACCATGGCGGGATCGGTATACCTGTGACGGTGATCCGAGTCACTTGCAGCGTAAGTCCCTGCTTCAACCACTCCCCGATGTACTGCATATCGCCCTGTCCTGTCAGGGTGCCAAGGATAGTCAGTGAGGCATCGGGGTTAACTTTTGCTACTTGGACGGCAAAACCTTGCTGAGCGCGCTGTAGCTGCACGCGCACTTCCATGTCGAGTATGTTGTCCGTAAAGTTTCCTGTCACGACTACGCTGCCGTCGTCTTGATTTCGCCGACCACTACATCTTGGTTCTGGTGAACGTAGACGGTAGCGCTATCGCCTTTTTCCAGCAGCGTGTCCACAATCTGCAGATCACGGTCTGGCGTCTTGACACAAACAGTCACCGGCATCCCTGCGTATTCTTCCATCGTCACTTTAATTTTCGTCGTCATCCCTTTCTCCGGTTAGTGACTTTCTTGACCACACGCAAGTTAGCATCTGCGTTGGAAAGCTTTGCGCCTTTCTTGGCTCCACGTTTATGATCGACTTCCTTGCCATCGTACTTGGCTTTGCCTTCGCGGTTCAACTTGCGAACAGCCTTGTTCCGCTGATTCCGGTTGTCAATCTGCGCTTGCTTGCCATGGTACTGATCGTACTCGGCTTCGTAGTCGCGTGGTTCTTTGCGTGGCATATTAAAGACCAGTCGTTTCCATCGTGATAGCCCTCGATTTAATAGTTCGCTGCACCCTTTACAGCCGTAAGGCATCCATAGCTACGCGCGGGGAGGGGAGTACACGTAATCGTGGACGGTGCAGCGGAGTATTAAATCGTAACGTCGGCGGTTGTCTCCTCACGGATGCTCTGACCAGCACCTAGGAAACGCCTGTGTCAGCAGGGTAATCCGCCGACGCTACGGTCTTGCGACAACGCACCCACCTACATCTTTAGATGGGCTTTGAACTCGGCGATGATGCTGCCCATCCACGTCAGGAAAGATGTCTGGCCTTTGGCGAACTCACCATGCAGTTCGCTTTCCAGCTTCGACACCACGCCATGAACGCCTGCGGGGATGGTAGTTGCGGTCGGGGAAAGGTTCGTCACCACCCCGCTCTCGGTATGCGTCAGCGATACGGCTTCGTTGACAGCTTCCGGAGCTACCTCGACAACAGGCAAGCCAGCGCCCTGTGCGGCATCTGCAGCGGTCAGGTCAAGCGTGGTCGTGCCTTGGGCCTCGGTCGGCGCGGGATCGCCTTCGGTGCCGTTCTGTGGGGCTTGGGTCTCGTCATTCATAGGGGTCACCTTAGACAGGCCGCGAGCGCGGCGCAATGGGTTTGTAGATAATACTACAACAACGGGCAAAAGCAAGGGCGCAGTGATGCGCCCTTGCTCGGGACTTGCGTTAATCCAAGTCGATGTCGCCTGCGCCTTCGGCCTCAGCGTGCTCGGCTGCATCGTCTTCGGCGGTACGCGGGCCGTCGTGCCACACGCGAAGGTGCGGGCCGTACTCGGCATCCTCGGCAAAGTAGCGCGTGGCTACCTTGACACCCAGCTTGCGACCCAGTGCGGAGAAGTAGCTCTGCTTCTGGCTGGCCTTCTTCTTGGCGTCCTCGGCGACGCTCAGCGGGTTGCCGTCCTTGTCGGTGGCATCGGTTGCGCCGACGATCTTCACGCGGAAGCTGTCGCCGACTTCCATCTGCTCGATGGGGTACTGCGAACCACGGGGGCCGAACTCGACTTCACGCTTCGGGATCGGGATGTTCTTTTCGATAACGAACTGAACCTGACTCATGGGGAATCTCCTACTCAGTTATGGGATGGGCCTAACGGCTGCCCGGTTGGTGTGAGTACATTGAACCAGTGAATTATATCCGTGTCAACACTTTCCGCCAAGTTTCTGGTAAACCTTTTGCCAGCCATCATCGACTGCAAATGGGTTGCCCAGTGCCGGCTTGATCTTGCACACGACATGCGCCATTTCACGCGGCAGGACGGTCTCGGCAAAGTCCGCCCGCTCAAGCTCCTGCTTGCTCACCCGCAGCACCACCATATTGGCGCGCTCTTTGCGGGGAATGACGTGACTGTGCGGTGAAGGTACGCGCGCCATGCTGTCGTCGTTCATGGCTCCGAACGTCACGTCAAAACTTTCCTTGATACCAAACTCGCGACGGGCCAACGTCCAGATGGCCTTTACACGCTTGAGCGCTTCGTCGTACAGGTCAGACCTGTGCTGCTCGCCATAGGGTTCGTAGGGCATCGGTCATTCCTCCATCGTCCGAAACAACGCGAACGCCATCATCTGGTACGCGTCGTAGTAGCCTTCACCCGCTGCAAACGCGCCGGCTGCATCAGCCTGCTCAGCGATGCGATTGTTTTCCAGTACCATGTCTCGGCGAATCTGTGCGCCGATTCCGTAGCCCATGCCCAACTCCGGCCGCATCGCTATGACACGTTCTTCCAGCTTACCAAAGTCGGCATTGACCAAGCTACGCTCGGCCTGTTCACCCTCGACGCGGCCTTGAATCATGTCCCATACGGTTTCGTATTCGGGCCAGTCTGACTCGACCACTACGCATTCCAGCGGTTGCTTGCCCATCATGTCGCGGATATGATCCCTCGTCTTCGCAAGATACTCCAACGTCGCGATGGCTTCCGGCGTATGGTCGGAACGCTTGAACACAAAATAACGATTCTCTCGTTCAAAGCTCATACGGTTTCCTCCAACTCGTTGGTTTCTTCCTCGCTCATGTCCTCAGCAGGCGGCTCAAACTTTTTCAAGTCCGGATCGTCCACCAGAATCTTACGGCCATCGCAGCAAGCGATATGGTAGTCGTGCACATTCGGACACGCCCCGCACTTGAACGGGCCTACCTCGACCACTTCGACTGGCGTGCCGGTGTACGGCGGCAAGTCGGCAATCAGTATCGCTATCTCGCCAGCCACGAATCGCATCAGTCGTGGCGGCATCGTCGGTTTATCGTTCCAGTCATTCATGTTAGCCACTCCGGTACTCAAGCTGTCGGGCCATTTCCAGTAGACGGGTACGTGTGACTCGCCCATCGACACCAGTGATCTTGAACCATGGATTGTTCCACTCGATATGCGGACGCAACCCATAGACTTTCAGGTACGCATCGCCGTATCGGGCAATGAGTTTCTTGAGGCTCGGCGTGATTAAGTTACGGTCGGCCTTGCGGGCAGGCGGTAGTGCTATCCCGTGTTCAATGGCGATCATTGTCCCACTCTCCGGTAGAAACTCGGCGGCTGCGTATCGGTATCGTAGATGAATCCGTGGCGCTTGAGATAATCAGCGAACCGATCATTCAATACCGACTCGACGTAAATTATATGCGTACCTGTAGTAGCACCCACGGCATCGACGGCGTTCAACAGCCGACCGAACAAACCTTTTCCGCGCTGCGATTGTGCTACTTCCACATTCGCGATGTCTAACGCTCTGACAGTTTCGTCTGTTCCGTGCAAGCACCGCACGCTGCGACGCATGTAAATCTGCATCGGGCCAAACGCGAACCACTGGTTGCACGGCCATCGTGGCGGAGTGCAGAATACGGACAACGCTTCCTCCACCTCGATTTCGCTAAACTCTTTCTTTCTACCCATCACTCACTCCAAAGTTCTGTCGCCAGTGGATCGTAGGGTTTGTGAATGCGGTCACCCCACTCATGACCTTCATCGAACGGCCCAAGCTCCCGCATGTCCTCGATATACATTTCCTCGATATATTTGTTCTCGCCATGCGGATACCACTTGTAATAGTATCCGTCAAACTCAAACGCTACTTCAGGGAAGTGGATAATTAAATGCCCATTGCGGAATAACTCACGCTTCATAGTGTCGGGATTATCGTACACCCAAACATCGTTGATTGAACCTAGCGTGCGAAAGGGCATTTAATTATCGACTCAAGAGTAGGGCGGAAGTTCCGCCCTACTCGGCTATGGCCTAGAGTCAGCCGTTGTTGATGGTCTCCTGAATGCACTCGCGAACAGGGGCCATGTCATTGTAGCGCGAACGCCACTCCGACTCCGGCAGGAAGCCAAAGTCACGCGGGTCAACCCCGGCGTGCTTGCAGCACCCGTACACCATTTCGTTCGTGCACTTGAGATAGTCGTCCATCTGCTGGAACAACTTGGCGCTCGGCACATGGTTGTGGCCGCTACCGAACCCGCCCACCTTGAACAGGTTGACCAGCGTGTTCACCATGTCGTCCTGCGCGTTGTAGAACCAGCCGATATGGTTCAGTGCGTCGTCGCTGAAACCAGCTTTGCGCATCTGCTTGATGGCATTGTCGAACTTCGCGGCGGTCTCACTGTGGCTTTCGCCGTCTTCCTTGACGTTGTTGGTATCGAACATACCGTCCAGACCGGCCGGCACCTTGACACCCATCGCTTCAAACGCACTGTTCACCTTGCGACGCGTGGCGTTGGCCTTGTCCAGCGTTTCCTGCTCGCTGAACCCAAACTTGCGGCCCAGTTCCAGCACGTAGTCACGCATCGCCGCCAAACGCTTCTCGGGCGGCAGGTTCGCGATATGCTTGGCGTTGTCGATAGCGTTCATCTTCTCCGCGTGGATGTCGATTTCCTCGACGGTGCGCGCCTTCGTGTCGATCAGCAGTTCGCCGTGATCCTTGTCCTTGGCGTGTTCCTCAAACTTCGACACCACGAACTCAAGCACGTCGGCCGGAACCTCGTCGCCCAGCTTGGCCTTCAACTCGGCCAGCGCTTCCTCGCGCGAACTGGCTTCAATGGTGATCGTCTTCACATTCACGTTGCTCATATATCCCTCGCTTGTTGGGTGCTTGCCGGATTGGCACGCTCATTGTACTACGGTTTTGCTAGTTGTCAACTACCTTGTTGCGTTTGAACCTGTGATTTTTGTTGCGTGATAGCCCCGCACAAATTAACAAACTCCGCAGTACATTCTAGCCTGCATCATCTGCGGAACCTATAGTAGTGTTTGCTCCAAAGGATTTCAAGCGGCCAGTTCGTAATTGTCCTCGCCGCGCAGTGCAGCCCGCGTGCCGGCTATCGCCGCGTCCATCGACGCTATCAGCGGCGCGACAGGCTTGGGTCGGTAGAACCGCATACGCAAGGCGATCTGCACACGCTCGGCTTTGTAGTCGGCCGGGTTAAGCCCCAGCTTCACCAGCATGGCGTTGAATCCGTCGCGCCGTTGCCGCCACGTCATGGCCTTCTGTTGTTCGTTGGTCGGTATCTCCGGCAGGGCAACATGCGTCCACGATTGCTGCGCCACGTAACCCACAATGGCATCGGCCAGCTTGATGTAGCGCGTCAGCGTGGCGATGTCTTCCGGCATTTCAAACGCACGGAACTCAATCGTTCCGTTCGGGCCATAGTCCGCCCAGCGCATCACGTTGTCTTTGCCATGGCGCGGCATCCGCAAGTCGGTCACGGCCAACTCGCTGTCACGGAACCGATGCAAGGCAAGCTTCGCCCGCATAAGATGTGCGCGTGAACTATCAATCTTCGCTTGGCAACGCAGACGTTTACTGTACCCCATAGCTCCGCTAAAGCAGCCGTCCTTGCCGTGCAGCAGCAATTCATGCGTTGCCAGCGATGCCTTGCGTTCGGCAATCATATCCTGCAACTGCTCACGCGTGGTCGGTTCAACGCACACGATATGCCGCATGGCAATCGGCTCAGCATTGATGTCGTCCACCAGCCCGACGAACGCCCAACTCAGCCATGGATTCTGTGCCGCGAACAACGCCATGCGGCCGACGTACTCGACGCGCTGCTCTGGTGTCTTGCCCATGATGCCGGTATGGATATGCGCGCCGCCGCCATTAAAGCTGTCCAGCTTCGGCACCAGTCCGATACTGCTTGCGCACTTCCATATCTGGCGACTGGCTTTCACCAGACCATTCAATGTACCGTACGGTTTCGTTGGTACCTCGACGCAGCCGGGATCGGTCTTGACGCCATCCCATGTTGGAATGTTGCGTGCTTGCATGACCTTGCCTAGCACCAGCGCATAGCCACTGCAGATATGGTTGCATGCGAACGGATGCACAACGTCATCGACTTCCCTGTCGCACTCAGGATTAATCGCCTCGACCATTTCCTGCAGACACGGCGGCATGAACGTCAACTCGATACCCATGGTCGTGTTTAGTTTTGTCAGTTTAGCCACGGCTTTGTCTCCTTACATCGCGGGCTTTAAGTTGCCCTGAAATAGCACCCAGCACAATGCCCAGCGGAAACGCCCAGTACCAGCGATCCGGTAGGAAAAACGCTATGGTGATTGCTTCACCTACAACCATTGCGCATATGATATGCACATGCCGCCTCAAGAATGCTTTCATTTACTCCTCCGGATTGGGTAGTGCAAGCATCGGCGCTTCGGGTAGCGCGTCCACACGCGCAAGGTAGTCCAGCACATCCGCATCCGTAAGATGGCCTACCACGTCATCTGTTATCGACGTCGTGTAGTCCAGTTCGCCGGTACGGTTTATTACCGCCAGTTCCCATAGCCCATGGTCGCCACCATAGGAGTAGCGGTTGCGTATCGTGCTTACCTGATACCCATTGTCGCACTGGTACAAGACTCTTTCGCCGCCCACAAAATCATTCGGGCGCGTGCTTATAACTTGATAACCCATGACTTAATCCTCCGATGGCATACCGTATTTAATCAGCATCGACTTCACCCACTCGACTGGGTTACGGTCAATCGCTTCGCAGTCCGTCAAGATACCAGCGTCCAAAACTATATCGTCCTCGCTCAGGTTCATGTAGTCGCGGAAAGCTTTCATATACATATGACGCCCACCACGATTCGCATTGAAACCGTTCAACTCAAAACTATATCCGTCGCAACTTTCCGTCGCATTCGGATCGTCGTTGTTCGCCAGCAGTTCCAGTATCGGCGAAGTCAGCACGCGCGACACGCTGCGATCATACGCCGCGACAACCTGACTAAGGTTCATCGGCATGTCCAGCTTCACACGAAAGCCGACATCCGTTTTCAGGCGCATGTTGTGCAGCGCCGTGCTGATCCACAACTCGACCGGCCGACGCTCACTCAGTTTCATGGCGAACGCCGCACTCGCTGCAGCACGTCGCGCGATGGTATCGGCTTCAACACCCGCCGCCACGGCCGTATTCAGGATGATGCGAACGGGAGCCACGTCGGTCTCGTCCCACTCTTTGTTCCGCATGCACATCGGATCGCCGGCCAGATAGTCCGCGACTACCGGATACGCACCGTACACTTGCGGTTTCCAGACTTCACCTTGAACACCATGCACGGCCACGTCAATCTGGTTCAGCAACTTGCGCGATGCGCTCAGTTCATCCTCGCCCGCACCATGTAGGAAATACGTCTTTGACTCTTTGTAGTTGCGCGGCCCTGTCCATTCATCCGTGCGCAGTGCCAGCCGATCAATCGTCTGTTCGTTACCGCGCGTGCCAACAAACGCATGAACCGAGTCGTATACTTTGAAATTACTTTTCATGGTCTCGCCTCATTGTGTCTGCGAAGTATAGCACATCCATGTGCTTCTGTCCATTACATGCGACTGGTGATCGTCCGCCATGAGTCATCCGGCAAACCTTTACGTACCAGACTGCGCTCCACAAAGTCGCGGGCAAACCCACTCGCCAGCAACTCACTGCCACGGATCGACGCACGCGGACTAATCACATGCTTAACGCCAGCCGCAACACATGCGCGCCGTGCCTTCTGTACCCAAGTGCACCATTCCTTGTTGCTCGACAAGTTCCGTTCAAGGTCTTCGTCGTATGTCCAGTCCAGCATGATGAACCGATCCACGGTCGCCGCGTCCAGCTTGTTCCGGCCGACGTACTCATGCGTCGCACCATGGCCGTACGTGTTCGCCGCTGCAATCAGAATGCAGTCCGGATGCCGTGCCACGATACCATCGGGGAATGCACACACGCCATTCTCAAACGCGGCATTGAACACGGTCAGCGCGTTCGGATTGCTGGCATCCACTTCGTCCCACAAGTAAACGCCACCATGCTCCCATGCTTCACGAAATGTCGTGCGGCCATAGTTACCGCCAGCATCACGGAAACCAAGCAACTGGTATTGATTGTCCACTGCGCCAGTAAAGTAGAACGGCAGGTTGAGTGCCTTAGCTGCATTGCGTGCGGCGGTCGTCTTGCCACTGCCAGCCGGCCCCGGCAACCATACCGGATACTGGTATCCATCGGCGTTCCTGACCTGCAGCAACTTCAACAGTTGCACGAAAGACTTGTGCTGCAAACCCATGTCCACCACTTCACGCTCGACACCATTCACGCGCTCGACTGTTACTGTCGTGACCGGCTTCACCTGTTCGCGGATGTAGTCTTGCAAGGTCTCAATGATGACCGGCACGTTCGCCTTGTCTTCCTCGCGCGCAATCTCACGCACGCGGTCTTCGTCAAGGTTGCTGTCACCTTCACCACGCTGCACCTGCATCACGTCCAACATCTGTTGTACCGCTGCACGCAACGGATCATCCTCGCCCGCACCAGACTGCGCCTGCGCGTTCGCCGGCTTGTCGGATTCGCCTTGCGGTTTGCCCGGCCGGCTTTGTGCGTTCGCTTCGATCCGTTCGCGCAATTTCGCTTCCATGTTATCGCCGGTCGCCTCAAGCAACTCGCGCAACTGATCGTCCAGCGATTCATCGCTCGGCGCTGCCGGTTCAACTTCATTGTCCTGCAGCTTGTTCGTCATTTCGATTCGCGGCATGTTGTTACCCTCGCTTTTCTTGTGCGTATATTCCGTGAGCGGACGGCCGCGACGTTTGCTGTCGCGTTTGTAGTTCGCTGCATTCTTTTCGTAGCTCGGCAGCGCTTCCAGTATTGCGATACGCTGCGCCGGGTCGATGATCTGGTTCACCAGCTTGATCGCATAGTGAGCTTTGAACGGCTTGTCCAGCCGTTGCCAATTGGTACGCGTACCGAACACGCTGGCCTCAAGCCGTTCAATGTCTTGAGTGACCAGATTCGCGATACGCAATGCCAGCGCCGGTTCAGTCGCGGCGCTAAAGTCGAACGCAATGTTAGCCATGAGTAATCCTTACTTGAGTGACACGCGGAAACTAGCAGGCTAGAGTGCTAGTCTAGCCTGCGCTTGGAATTATACCACGATCCAGCCATCACTGGCAATGTTGCGATCCTTTGAACTATCCATGTAGCGAATGCTCGGCTGCCCAAGCTTCGTCCCCACGCCACAACACCCCGGCACAAAGGCAGACACAATCGCGCTCAGACGTTCGCGCGTGGTCGGCGTGTTATATCCGCAAAGATTAATCTCCACGGTATAGTTCCGGTTTGTATCGGTCACGAAAGCAATCACATGGCCGTGCAATATCACACGGCACTTGTTGCCATCCAATGGCTCGACGCGCGTGTTGTCCTTTTCCCACGACTTACCCAGTCGCGTCGCGCGGATAATCGCGTCCACGGTTTGACTGCTAATCTTGCGCATAATAGAACCTCGCGTGAATTGTGAGTTTGAACATACTGCCATCCATGGCAAGGTTTCCTAGATTGCGTGCTAAGTATAGCACAACTAATCGTGAAGTGCAAACCTATGGCGCGAAACGTACACGGGACGTGATCCATTCCAGACTGCAGCTTGCCGCCACGCTGTCGCCTTCCTCGTCGTGATCCAGCACCAGCGCATAGCCGGCCAGCGTTTGCCACTGATTGCCGCCATGGTTCACTTGAAAGTAGCCGTGCGGATTGCCGTTGTTGTAGAGCAGCCCTTCGTCATCCACGAACAGGTCAGCGCGGCCTTCACTGATCCGCCCTTGCAAGCGTACCAGATCGAACAGGCCAGACTCGGCATGAATCAGTGGCGCGATGGATTTCCAGTTGCCGTCATAGTCGATTTCGGAAACTGTTTTTTCTTTCGGATCAATCAGGAAAGCTTTCATCGGATAACCTCGCTTAGGGAATGGTTGATCGGTTTGTTACGTTGCAATTCTACCATGGGTAAAGCATGGCTGCAATAGGTGGCGCGAAGTCTAGGCGCGCACACTCAAAAGAAACAGGAAACACTAGCGGCCACACTCACCAGAAACAAGATACGTTAAGGCACACACTAACAAGAAACAAACAAACAATTACTGTGACGCAGGCGTATGGTGGAAATGGGGATCGAAGGTTACAAAGTGGGTGTAACAAAATCAACGGGTTACAAGTGCGCGTTTCTGTTTCCTAGGCGCAGGGGGCAGAGTCAGGGTTTTAGAGGGTGTAGCAGACACACAAATGCTGCAAGTCAGACGTTAAGACACACTGACAGGAAACAAGAAACAGGCTCGTTCAGGTTCATTGCTGCATTACTGTGGAATCGCTCTCACACGACCTAGCTTATTTTTAGAGGAAACAAGAAACAAATAATAAGACCGACCTACTGGCACAACGGCTGCTGCTGTTTCTTAAAGTTTGGTTAACAAGCTACAAGGCTACGTTTAACAAGAAACACCATGTAAATTAAATGGAACTTTAACACGAATCTTAATCGACGCTTAATTTTGGTGTATAACACACTAAGGAGCGAAACACGTACGGTATATGTTTTGCCTGATTTTCTACGCCTGATCGTCGGCACGGTTTGCATAATGGTTCAGATAATCGCGCGTTGCCTTGTTTCCCGTTTGTGCGAAGGGCGAGTTAATTAGTTTTATCCTTGTTGCGCGCGGTACTGATTAATCTGCCTTGCGGCACGACTCATTAGTTTAGTGTTAATCGTCTATACAAAACCTTAACAAACGGCACGGCAAGGCACGCCTTGCGACGCACCTTGCCTAACCTGCGCAGTTTACTAATTGTTCTGATCCGTACGGCTAGGCATACGCTTCGCGGCACGGCTTGCGGTATCACATGCCTACCATGGCATGCTTGATGCTTGTCAGCGTATACGCTGCGCCGTCCGGCGTTTCCGTCTGGCCTGATTCCTTGAGCCATGTGAGCATCTTCCGCGCCGCTTCCGTGCGGTTCTTCGTCCAGCGAATGGCGTTGCGCATGCCGTTATAGAGCGCTTCGTCATTGTTCAGCCATAGGCTAACATTCCACTGCGCCCATGATTAGTGGCCGTTGTACTTGCTCATGATTTCGTTTCCTCGCATGCGTGGATGAACCGTTGTGCGTCGAAGGCGCTGTTATCTTGCGCCAGTGCGTTGCATATGGCGGCGCAGTCTTTGCGCCATTGGCTAATGCGGCCGATGTGCTGGCCGTAGCCGTTCGGCTTGGCGTCGCGCAAGGCAGCCGCCGGCAAGACATAATCTTTACGTGTCATGGCTCGTTAGTCCTGTTGTGATCCAGCTAATGCGCTGGGCAATACGGCCCGATGTACTGGGCCGCATCACTTAGCACACTACGGCTTAGAGTTCCTTAGCGCGGGAGAATCCCCACTCAATGAACGCTAACACCGTCATTTCGCCGGTCTGCATGAGACCTTCAAGATACTTGCTTTGCAGCGCGTAATGACAGCCGTAGCTAATCACGCATGCGATAGTTACCCCGATAATGCGCCGCTTCCAATGCTTCCGGGCGATCCTTGCGCACGTCTTCGAGTCATTCACCACGACTCGCCGCGCCTTTGCTTCGTGCCTGCTAATCAGCGCTTCGATCTTGTCCAAGTCGCTTTGTTCAAGGGCCATTGTCTAATCCTCTTTAGTGATTTAGTCGCGCCGCATGGCGTGAAGGCATTTAATTGCCGGGTGTTGCCACCACGGCCAGTAAACTATATCAGGGATTAATACGGTCTGCCAAGCTGCAGCGCACCAAACCGTGCCGCGCTGCTATGTGCGAGCCTACCCCGTACCCCACCCCCTACCCGGATCGAGGCCGCGACTACCCCACCCCTGAAAGTTCGGCACACCCTGTGACTCCCATATCTGAATACCCCAGCAATACAGCCATCCGCGCCTACTGCGGAAATATGTGTCCTCGAAAAATTACCGGCCCTCTTGTAAAATTGACCTCGCTGATCTAACCTGACCCGTAATTTGCTAGGCGTTGTAGAGAATGCAACTAGACCCTCAGACACCGACCACATTCCATGACTCTATCCAGCAGCGGGCCAAGCTGGCACGATGGCGTGGCGTAGGAAACCCGTTCGCCTTTTTGAACGACATTGGTTTAGTCCCCGTGCGAGAACGCCTGTTCAAGGGCGCTACCTTGTTGGAAGTAGCCGAAGAACTGGGCCTTCCACTCACTGCATTACACGTCTGGATCGAGAACGAAGGGCATGAAGCGGCGATTGAGGAAGCTAGTGTCCTCAGCGCAGAAGGCTACGTGGTGGAAGGGCAGCGTATGTTGCGCGTCGCCACGACGAAGTTTGAGTTGGATAAAGCGAAAGCCATGATCGAGCATGGACGATGGATGGCGTCCAAGAAGGACAAGAAGACCTACGGCAATACGATCAATGAACTGGGGCAGGGTGCGTCGGTCAGCTACGTATTCAACATTGGTAACGAAAGCACTGTGCAGATCAATACGCGGGGACAAGCGCCAGACAACCCCATTGCCCCCGTACCGGCTGACCCACACGCCTTACCGAAGGTGTCTTTCTCACTGGAAGAAACCAATCCATTCCAACTCGACCGACCGCCTGATTATCTGCAACGTGTTCACTCGGACTACCCGGCCATTGCACCGCTCCAAGAACCGAAGGATGGTGTCTAGGCATGGCAACGCAATTAATGAAATACGATGCGGAGCCGACACCGGCGCGTCTGCATAATGACCGGGGACTGGATGTACAGTACATTGAAGGCCCGGTCGGTTCGGGTAAGTCTACCGCGTGCATGATGGAAATACTCATGCGTGCGTTTCGTCAGCAGCCTGATGAACAGGGTCGTCGGAAGTCGCGATGGGCGATAGTTCGTAACACGTACCCGGAACTGAAAACCACGACGATCAAGACGTGGCAGCAGTGGGTGCCGAACGAGATTGCACCTATCGTCTACTCCATGCCGATCAACTGCACGTTCAAGCAGAAGGTAGCGGATGGTACGATAGTCGAGCTTGAAGTTTACTTCATGGCACTGGATACGCCGGAAGATGTGGCGAAGCTGCTTTCATTGGAACTGACTGGGGCGTACATTAACGAAGCGCGTGAGATTCCGTGGGAGATTCTGGAAGGACTGATTTCACGTATCGACCGCTATCCGAAGACTATCAAGGATAGCGAAGGCGCGAAGATGTACGGTGCAAGTGAACCGGGCGTGATCTGCGACAGCAACCCGCCGCGAACGACGCACTGGTGCTATACAAAGTTTGAGGCAGGCGAGACACCTTCGGGCTGGCGTAAGTACAAGCAGCCGCCTGCGGTGTATTGGAATGGGGATAAGTGGGTACTGAACCCTGACGCCGAGAACTTGAAGAATCTCAGCGCAGATTATTATGACCGTCAGTTGGCGTTGGGTGACGAGCATATCCGGGTGAACTTGGCCGGTGAGTACGGTATGACCCGTAAGGGCAAACCCGTGTTCAGCAAGTTCAGTGAAATGAAGCATGTGTCGAAGGAGATACTTCTACCGATACGTGGTACGCACATTCTGCTAGGGATCGACTATGGACTTACGCCGGCTGTTATTGTTGGTCAGCTTGACTTTCGTGGGCTACGTCTGCTCGACGAGCTACCAGCCACTGATGAGTCGTTGGAAGACTTTCTCGACCAGTATGTCTTGCCGCTAATACGGCAGAAGTACAACGGCTACAAAGTCATCGCGTGTGGTGACCCGGCAGGTATGGGTCGATCAGCACAGACAAAGCTGACCAGTTTCCAGATGATGCACAGTCGCGGTATCACAGCGTATCCTGCTGCAACGAACGTGTTTGCGAAACGTAAGGAAGCCGTAGACTTCTTCCTAAGTCGTGATGAAGGCTTCCTAGTATCGCCGCATCTGACCTATACGCGGGAAGCGATGGGCGCGGGCTATGTGTATAAGGAAACGCGCAATAGTTCAGGTCGAGTGCTGGACATACCCGACAAGAACGAGTTCAGTCATATCGCGGACGCTATCCAGTACCTCTGCATGTACGCGCGGTATGGGGCGGGCAAGCCGATCAACAAACCCGTGGACAACGAAGTGAAGGCCAACCCAAAGCCCTTCCTATGGGCTTGACGGGGAGCGCAGCGGGCCGTACGGTCTAACTGTCGATCAGGATCAGGACAGGGCAATGGACGGCATCGAGTACGGTGCGTGGGTGATTAACCGTACGTTCGAGCAGTACCTAGATACGAAGTTCGATACACCGAGCGCGCGTATACAGCTTGCTGCTACAGGACTTCAAGAATCACGTTTCATGGATAGGGTGCAGGTGGGTGGCCCGGCGCATAGTTTCTGGCAAATGGAGAAAGGTGGCGGAGTCCACGGCGTGCTCACATCGGATGTGACGCGTGACCTAGCAGTAGAACTATGTGCTCACTTTAATGTCGATGCAACAGAAGATGCAGTGTACGATGCAATCATGTTGCCTCAAAACGATTGCCTAGCTTGCGGACTGGCACGGCTGATTTACTATGCCGACCCACAGGCACTCCCAACGGTAGGTGATGTGGATGGTAGCTGGCGCTGTTACATACGGAATTGGCGACCCGGTAAGCCTAAGCCGCTTACTTGGCCGGGGAACTACGCGACCGCTCAGGGACAGTTCAATGGCAGCAGCACTTCCTCCACCGGATAACAACCTTATCGGATGGTTCGTCGCTGCGGGTGGTGCAGTAGGTACAGCAGGTATAGCTTTCTGGAAGTGGTTCAGTTCGAGCAAGTTGGGGCAAGCGGGAACGAATGCACAGCTTGACGTGATCCGGATGTTGACGGATCAGCTCAACACAGAACGCGCTCGTGCTGACCAATACATGAAGGATCGAGACGCTGCGTTCGACACCATTAACCAGTTGAAGAACCAAGTCGCAGCACTGACGCAGCAGGTACAGCGACTGGAAGTTGCCGTGAAGGCATCGAATCCGCCGAGTACGCCGTCGTGAAGAAAGACATTATCCTGCTCATTGCAGGTATCCTCTTTGCCGCCCTATACACGGGCGGCGTTGTTATTTTGGGGTACGAGTGGGGTCACTCTGGCAAAGTAGCGCTAGAAGCGAAGTACAACCTACAGGTGCAGGTCGATAAGGCGGCTGCAGCGAAAGTAGTTGCCGACAACAAGTTAAAGACGGACGACCTCAAGAAACAGGTTGCCGACGCTAATGCCAAGTACGAGGCTATCCGTGATGCGCAAACTCCTAGCGTTTCCGACTCTATTTCTGCTAGTATGTCTGCTGGCGCTCTCAAGTTGCGCAACACAGCCGCCGAAACCTGCCCCAGTGGTAGTGCAGGGAGCGCAGCTACCGTCGCTTCCCGCGCCGCTGATGCAGCCGCCACCCAAGCCCTTGAAGACCGCGTGCAAACTGCAATCGCTGTTGTTCGAGTGGGTGATGAAGCCGATAAGCGGGAGCAATTGCTCGACGCCAAAATAACTGCGCTGCAGGACGTAATTAACGCAGAACGAGCAGCATACAATGCCAAGTACAGCCAACACTGACCCGAGCTTGGAAGGAGTCGATACCCCCGAACTAGGGGATTTCGGACTCGGGGAACTTAGCAATACCAAACTCGAAGATAATCTGGCGAGCTACGTACAGCGCCAGTATATGTTTGCGAAACAGAATCGTCAGAACGTGGGAATCACTGACCGCCTGCTGCGTAACTTGTATGCTAAGCGCTGCAAGTATTTACCGGACGAGGAAGCTCTACTCGGGCCGCACAACAATATCTATATCGGTCTATGCGCGCTAAAGGCGCGTGCTGCTGCGTCTTGGTTGGTCGATATTGTGATGAACAACATCGACAAGCCGTGGACTATCGACCCGACTCCGGAACCCGAGCTTCCGGAAAGCTTGATGGAGCAAGCGATCAATGTCTTGCTGCAGGAGCTACCCAGCTTCAACACAGCGGATGCTTTGAAAGATCGTGCCATGCAGGTGAAGTCTGCCCTGCAGGCGATCAATATGAAGCAGGCACAGGACGCCACGAAACGTATGGAGACGCGTATCAATGACCAGTTGACGGAAGGTGACTGGATTGATACCTATGCAAACTTCATCGACAACTTGACTGTCTTTCCTACCGCGTTCATCCGTGGGCCGATTGAGTGCAATCTTCCTCAAGCCGAGTGGGACGGAAACAAGTTTGAAGTAAAGCAGAAGACGGTACCTAAAGTTCGGATCGTGTCTCCTTTCGATGCTTACCCTTCACCGAATGCCACAAGCATCAATGGTGCGGAGTATTTTATCGAAGGTAAGGAGTGGACACACTCCGAAGTGCACGAACTGATTGGCGTTCCCACGTTCAACGAAGGGAACATCCGTCAGATACTTCGCGAATACCGCGAAGGATTCAAGCCGCACAAGATGGAAGACTCCACTCGACGGTACCTTGAAGATCGTCGCGCTACTATGCAGATGAAGCGCGAACTCGAAATGGTTATCTACAACGGTAAGATCGAAGGGAAGTATCTTATCGAGAACAATGTGATGGTCGAAGACCCACAGAAGTTCTACGAAGCCGAAGTGTGGGTGATCGGTGCTTACTGCATTCGTGCGGTACTAAATCCGAACCCAATGGGGCATCGACCGATTTTTGCAACTAGCTTTGTGAAGGTCAACAACTCCATTTGGGGTCAGTCGGTTATCGACGTAGTGTATGATGTGCAGCGTGTGTGTAACGCTGCTGCACGCGCTACGGTGAAGAATATGGGCTACTCAAGTGGCCCTATCGGTGAAGTCGTTGGTGATCGTCTAGCAGACAACGACGATGAAACTGATGTCAAACCATATAAGATTTTCCGAGTAGGCCCGGACATCACTGGCACGGGTGCGCCAGCATTCAAGTTCCATAATGTGGCTTCCGTAGCACCGGACTTGATGAATGTGTTCGACCGCTTCAACAAGATGGCCGATGACCTCTCAGGCGTACCTGCTTATGTGCTGGGTAATCCAGATGTAGCAGGCGCAGGTCGTACGTTGGGCGGACTTTCGATGCTGATGGGTAACGCAGCGAAAGGTATCAAGAATGTCCAGTTGAACATCGACCGTGATGTCATTGCGCCAATAGTTTCGGCGATGTACTACTACAATATGGTCGTGTCGCCGGATATGGGTATCAAGGCAGATGCCAAGATCGTAGCGCGCGGTGCGACGGGCCTCTTGCAACGTGAGCTTGCTCAGAGTAATACTATCTCCATCCTGCAGTTGTTGACGCCTTACGTACAGATGCAGGCCATCGACAAGACAGCTTTGGACTACATCCTTCGGGCAGTCCTGCAGAACACGGGTTTGCCCGTGGACAAGATCATCCCCGACCCGGATCAAGCCAGCACGGTACAAGACCTCACATCGCTGCTTGGTGGACAAGCCGTAGGTAGCCAAGCACAGTCGATGCAGCGGGGAACGTCTAACCCTGTTGCACTGCCGCCACAGAGTACGCCGCCTCCCAACCCGCAGATGCAACCGATCCCACAACCGCCACAAGTCGCTGGCGCAGGAGCATGAAGATGGCAAAGAACGTCAATACCGCCAACACGATGGGCAGCAAGGCATCGGCAAAGGCGAACGCGATGGTGTACAACCCCGGCGCGCAGGGTACGGTCAGTTTCGGCAGCAGCTACAAGCCGGAGACCAGCAACGTCAAGCCGGGTAAACTGGCGATGAAACAGACGATTGCCAACCCGAAGAATGCGCCCGTGCGTACCAATGGCAACGCGCCGAGCGGCCAGAAGGTGGGCTTCGGTTTGAAGGGTGTGAAGACTCCGCAGCCGGCCAAGAACCGAGCGGGCTTTACAACGAGCGACTAAGCATGGATGCTAATGTCGAAACAGACATGAAGCGGGCGATGTCCTCGGGGGGCACGAACCGGGCAACCGTGGCGTACCTTGAGGCTCGCCTAGCTTCTGTGAAGTCCCAACTCGTGGTAGCTAACGAAGCCACGTACCGACAAGTGCAAGGTCGAGCACTTGAACTGCAAGACCTTATCAAGTTCATTCAACTTTCACGAGAACCGTAACCATGGCCCTTCCTGCCGCACAGCAAGCTCGTCTCGATGCCCTTAGCGCCGCCGACAAAGGTGATGCTCCGCCGGCACAAGCCCCAGCAGCACCTACTCCGGCGCTTACTCCCGTACCGTCGGCAGAAGACCGTGTGCAGGGTGAAAGTGTGACCGTGACGCGTGGCGAGTTCAACGAGTTGCAGGCGGCGGCTGGCCGCGTGCGCGCGGCGGAAGGCCGGGTCGAGTCCTTGGAAATGGACAAGGAAGCGCTTGAGGCCCGCTTGACAGCGCTTGAAAACGCCTCTAAGGGTAGTGGTCAGGGTCAAGGCAACGACGCGCCGCCCGCGAACGACGAGGACTGGCAGCCGAGCCAAGTGCAGTTTACCGAAGACGAGCAGCGAGACTACGGCGAAAGCCGTGAGTTTGTGGAAAAGGTCGTCATCGACACGCTGAACAAGGTGCTGCCGAAGGCTCTCGCCGGACTAAAGGGGGTGAAGGGTAAGCTCACTGAGATTGAGCAGGCCGTCACCAAGACCGTGAAGCATACGGAGCAGATCGAAGGACGCGACTTCAACGATCAGGTGCGCCAGAAGTTGGCCGGCGACAAGATCAATTTCGATGATGTCGTGAACCATCAGCACTGGGTGGCATTCGCAGAATCGGAAGACCCGAACACTGGCTATCTGTACGCGGACGTGATTCGTGGCGGACTGCAGAACCGCAAGGTCGAAGTGGTAGTTCGTGTCTTCAAAGACTTCGCCAAAAAGTATGGGATCGGCGAACGGCCATCCTCGACTGGCTATGAAGGCGGACTTTCAGGTGGTGGTAGCCGAGTACCGGAAGGTAACGACGAACCGGAAATGCTGCCATTCAGCAAGCGTAAGGAAGCGCACAAGCAGTGGATCAACAAACAGATTTCGGATTCCGAGTACCAGCGGATTCGCGACGCCTACGAAAAGGCAGAGAAAGAAGGTCGTTTGGACTACAACGCCTGATACGGCGTAAACAACTAGGACGTAACTAGGAGCAAGACAACATGGCCGTCAATGCCGCATCGGGCTACCCGCAGTACAGCAACAGCCTTATTACCCCCCTGTTCCGCATGGAACTGTTGGAGCGCTTCTACACCACCACTGTCTACTCGGACATTTCCACGACCGAGTACACGGGTGACCTGCAGAAAGGTGGCGATCAGATTACCTTCATGCGTGAACCGAAGGTGATCGTTCGCGACTACGACAAGAATGGCAAGATTCAGCACGACACCATCGACGGCGAGCCGGTCACGATGACCATCGACTACGCCAAGACGTTCTCGATCAAGATGAATCATATCGACGAACGCCAGATTCAGAACTTCGATGCGTGGAAGGCTGGCTTCCTCAAGTCGGCTGGCTACGAGTTGACTCGTGCCATCGACCCGCAGTTGCTCACCGCGATGTGGACGAACGTGTCCAGCTACAATCAGGGCGCGACTGCAGGTTTGGTGTCCAAGAACATCAACCTCGGCGTCACGGGTACGCCGGTACAGGTTACCAACCAGAACGTCGTCTTCATCCTGTCGCAGGTGCATCAGGTGTTGGACGAAGCGCTGGCGCCTCGCGATGGCCGGTTTATCGTGATGCCGAGTGCAGGTCTGACTTGCCTCAAGGCATCCGAACTGCGTCTGGCTTACGCTACCGCGCTGAACACCACGCCGAGCTTGAACGGCAAGGTGCCGAATGAAGTGGCCGGTTTCACCATCCTCGAAAGCCAGAACGTGCCTTCGGTGATGGATGGTGCGAACCGTTGCTTCCATGTCGTGGCCGGCGTGAAGATGGCTACCGCCTTCGCGGCGCAGATCGAAGACAGCCGTGTCGTCACGGACAAGGATGACTGGGCGAACTACTATCAGGGTCTGTCTGTCTATGGTTTCAAGGTGCTGTACTCGGATGCGTTGGCGCATCTGTACTGCTACTTCTCGACCACCTTCACTCCGTAATGCACGGTACCCTCTAGGGTTGAAGACCTAGAGGGTTTGAAGGTACAAGCACCGAATACAGCGCACTAGGAGCAACAAGCAATGACGACTCACCAGCTTTACGACGGCGGCCCCGCCAACTCGACCCTCGCGCGTACGCAGTGGCCGGCGTATCCGTTCAGTGCGTCTGACCCGGCGCTTGCACAGATCGACGCGTCTGTGCATGGCGGAGTTGGGTTCAACGTACTTCGCCGTACCCTCGACTTCAAGAATGATTACGCGCTGCGTAATTACTTCACGAAGAATGCGGTGGCAGCGGCGGACATCCTGAACATCATCCTGATTCCGCCGAAGGTGCTGCTGCTGGGCTGCTACGTGGAAGTCGAAGCTGTCAATGACAGCGGCACGGCCAACACCTTGAAGTTCGGCACGGCCGGTGGTATCATCATCGGCGACACGACTGGTGCAGCCGTAGCTGTGGACGCGACTACCAAGTCAGCCAACTTCTCGGCACCGAATGGGCCGTGGAGTAACGGTACTGGTGGTTCCGTGCTGTCGCTGGCAACGGCCGAGTGGATCGGCACGCAGCCGGACATGGTGCAGGTTACGCTGGCAACGCTGGCAACGGCTTCGCTGGCGGGCTTCGGCAACCTTCGCCTGAACGTGTCTGCGGTCATCGTCTCCCCGGCAGAGTTCCCGGCCACCAACTTCTAATAGGTGATTCATGGCCTACGAAGAAGGAAAGGTGTATCTTCGGGACATGCGGAACGGAAACATATATCCCTACGAGCGGTATCTCGCAGCGGATAAAAACTTCGAGCCGTGTGTCCCGAATCAGGTAGAGCATACCGACGGTACAACTCTGGAACAGGAAGCGCCATCGGCATAAGGAGTGAGAAACCGTGCAGACTGTTGGTGATTACGTCACGCACGTTTCCTCGCAGCTTAACGATCAACGCTATGGCCGCGCCTTCACTCGTTGGGGGCGCGGTTTGCTTTTGGACTACATGAATCTCGGCTTAGCCGAAATTGGAACGTATCGTCCAGAAGCATTCGCTAAGCATGTGGTCGTTGCACTGCAACCGGGAAGCTTGCAAACCATCGACTGGAAGACCGACATTCAAGCGATTTACTCGAATGTAGGTGGCCCGCGTGTAACCACCATGGACGAATCCATGGCGGACGCGTTTGCGCAGTATGATGCTGCTCCACCAGATGTGCCATTTAAGAATGGCGCTCCGCAGTATGTTGTCCGCACGTATTACGTAAATAAGAATAACGCGAAAGTGTTCACTGTTGACCCGCCTGTACCCTATGGGGTGACGGCGAGTGTGCATGTTATCGTACAGGGACAGACGCCGAAATACGCGTTGACCGACTGGGATAGCACGCTGGAAGTAAACAGCAACTATATCAATAATGTGATTGATTTCATGCTTGCCAAAGCGTATGAAATTGACACAGAATCCACGAGTGCCAAGCAGCATAGTCTCGAACTGTTTACCCGGTTCTACCAAGTGCTGGGCGTGAACTATAAGCGGTACGCGCAGTTCCGTAGTGGGTACTACGCTGGGTTGCCGGGTACAGGGGAGCCGCGACCGCAATGACCGTGCCTAATATCAGTGTCGCTAGTGCAGTCTATGAGGGGTTTGAAGACCTTGAACCTCTCACTCCGTTGCTGCGGCATATCATGCCTATCGTACCGGAACTTCCGCACTCGATGGCGTTGGATATGCTCCGTCAGAAATACACTGACTTTGCTCGACGCACACGTCTGCTACAGACGGAAGTAAAGATTCCTTATCAGTCAGGCGTACGCGACTATCAGCTAGAAGCACCTGATGGTTACCATATCCACGCCATCATGGGTATGGAAGAACCGCACTCTCCGAATCCGTGGTACTGGTATGGGGAAGGCTACGGCCACTTCCGCCAGCCTATCGCGTACGATGTCATCGACAACAACATTATCCGGCTGCGCTGCACGCCGTCCGTGGATCGTCCGTGCGGTATCAAGGTGCTGGTGATGCTCCTGCCGCTGGAAACGGTCATGCAAGCCCCGGCAAGCCTCGTGGTGCCCTTCGGGCAGGCGTGGGGCCGGGGTGTAGTGGCGGACGCGCTCCTGATCCCCAATAAGCCGTGGACGAATGAATCGCTGTCACGCACGTTTGATCGGCAGTACGAGCGAGCCGTATTGAACGGGCGTGCGCTGGCGGGCACAAATCGAAAGGTGAAGTCGGCGGACTTCCAGCCCACGAGGATTCTGTAATGCGTCTACCCTACCAGACCATTACCCAACAGAATCCTTTCCTGTACTTTACGGTGCAGAACGTCGATCTGTCTATCTATAAGACCAACGTGGGCACCACGCAATTAATGGTGTACCGCGCTCGTAAGCGTGGCGGGCAGATTAATTACCCCTTCAATCCACCTACGACGCCTATTTATTACACTCCGCTGGAAGTAAGCAAACAGCAGCGGTTTACGTTTGTGATGGATTCACAACTCTTTTCGCAGCCGGAAGGACGATTCGTAGCCGCACTACAGTACAATGGAGTGTGGATACAGTGCGCGGAGTTCATCTACTCTAATCCTTGCGTAGAGCTTGTACCGGATCAGAATTATGGCATTTAAGACTCTCTATGGGCAGAGTGGGTCTCTCGCTGTAGCGCTTACTACGGTGGCGTCGTCTATTGTGCTTGACGACGAGCTAATGGCTACCCTGCGTTATGCACTGAACAATGGCGCTGACTACACGTATCTTATTGTCAAGACGACAACGACGTATGAAGTTCTACTCACAGAGTCCTTCGTGGGTAACTCCATTAACGTAGCACGCTCGCAGGATGGCACGACAGCACAAGCGTTCCCTGTTGGAACAGATGTAGAGTTCTGTATGGGAGACGCGGCTATCGCTGCCATGATTAGTGAGAAAGCGCTGGGTCAGATCAATATCACAGGAAGCGGTATTGTTACCGTTACAAAGACAGGAACCAATCAATACCAGATTTCCGCGCCGGCCGTGCAGATTACGTCTGCTTCCAGCAACATCTTGGTGGGCGGTGAGTTCCCCAACTTCGTGTTGTCGGCTCCCGTAATTAACAGTGCTTAAACGTCTATACCTTGCCGATGGCACACTACAGACAGCCCTATCGAAGTCGGCCGAAGACATTTCGGTAGATGCGGGGTTGGCGACGTATTTGGCACAGCAATTAGGTATTAGCGATTGGGCGTACCTCACCATCGAATGGAGTGGATTGATCGAAGTAGTCAAAGTGTACATGGACTACTCGGGGCTTAATGTAACGCGTGCGCAAGACGGGACGTGTACACAGGCGTTTCCGGTAGGGGCTACAGTCAAGTACCGACTGACTCGTGCGGAGATTGAAGATTATATTTCGCCGGCACCTATTAATCTTTACGCGGATGGTGCGGGTGCGCTCACGATAGGGAAGAATGGCACCGCATGGGTAGTTGCTTACGCTGCGGTAGACGCCGAAACAGTAGGAGGCGTGCAAGCATATTTTAGTTTGTCGGACGCGACGCTACACCTTGACGATTGGTACCCAGCAGCAGGATGTTTGAGTGTCGCAGGTAATGGAGCACCATTGATTGGTGGCCCGTACTTCTATCTGACGAGCCAGCCATATCCTGTAGAAGGCTCGGAATGGATGGCGCCTAATCCTAACCGTAATAAGCCGGGTCAAAAATCCAATTTCGGTTTCGGAGACCTATGGACGCTTACGCAGCCGTTCGTCACTGATGGGTATATGCAATCGAAGATGGGGGTTAACATAGCCCTTGTGTATGGTTCCGAAGGTAGTTTTTCGGTAACTGACCAATATATGTCGGCTAAAGGTGTCTACCCATTGCAGGCAAACGTGTTCGGCACGCAAGGCAGTTTTACGGTAAACGATAGTGGGTACATGCGTTCTAACTGCTATATTTTGCAAGGGTTACTCTACGGAAGTGAAGTAGACTACAGCTACGGGAAGGAAAGTTACCTACGTAGCCATATCACCATCAATAGTGCAACGGTGTCATAATGGGACGTATAATCACGCCGGATCGTAACATCATCATGCCTAGTGATCGGCACGGCATTGTTATGCTTCCGATGGTGCGTATGAAGGGTTTGTACAAACTTCGTGTGCACAAAGCGAAGTCCGGCACGGTTACGAAAGAAACAGGTTGGATGGATAATGTTATTACCAACTTGGGGTTGGGGTACTTTCATACGCAGCCTCACTTTGGCGCGTTCGATTCCAGTGGTGCGACATTCAACAATGTTGCTGTAGGTTCTGGTAGTACGACGCCTACTGTTAATGACACCACACTTACCTCGTATGTGGCGAGTGTCAGTGCGGGCGAGTTAGGTGGCGGCACGGGCTGGCTAACCTACAACTCGTCAGGGTATGTACCTGCTGCCAGCCCCAATCCGCCGTACTGGTGGGCGCGGATTAATTACCTGTTCCCCACGGGCGTAGCTGCGGGCAATCTTACCGAGAT